CTAGCGGTCACACTTTTCGAAGACTTCGTCGAGCTTTTCAGCTACAGAACGTTGCATATCTGGTAACACGTGACTGTACGTATTTAATGTCGTACCTATATCGGCGTGACCTAGTCGTTCTGAAATTAGTTTTACATTAACGTTTTGTTGAATTAATAGCGTAGCATGAGTATGTCGTAAATCATGGAACCTTATTCTAGGTAAGCTGAGTTTTTCAGTTACATTGTAAAATGATCTACGTATGTTTCGAGAATCTAAAGGTTTTCCATATTTCGAGGGGAGAATTAAGTCTAGGTCGGTGTATTTATCACCGGCTTTTTCTTTTTCATATTCGACGAACTTACGGTGAGTTCTTAACTCTTCTACTAAAATATTCGGAATATGAATTGTACGTATACTAGTTTTATTCTTTGCTCCATATTTTAATTCCCCACGCTCAGACAACGTTTGTCTAACAAAAATTCTATTATTTTCAAAGTCGATATCTTTCCAACGTAGCCCCAAAATCTCCCCTTGACGCATTCCAGTAAATATCGCTATTGAAAAGCTAATACGAAATCTCGTAGCGTTCCCCATTGTCTTACTTCCACTCAAAAAGTAATTTACCTGATCCAACGTCCATACTTCCATTTCAGTTTTAATTATTCTAGGTAAAACAACATCGGTTGCTGGGTTATTCTTTATAAGTTTAAGTACCTTCGCTCTTTTCAAAGAGGTTTTTATAAAACTGAAAGCTAAATTTATTGTACCTTTTGAGTAATAATTTTCCTCTATTAACGCGTTGATGTAATTTTGTAGATGCATTGTTGTAATATCTTGAATCCTCAAATGACCGAGACGGGGTTTTATTATATTTAAGTAATGCGTGTAATTTGCTCGAAAGGTACATTTTTGAAGCTGATTTTGCCTTTCTTTAAACCACTGTTCCATAAATGCTTTGTATGACATATGGGAAAGCTTAAGAAAATCATCGTTAAGATAATCAGCCTTTAAGAGCGTCATTTCTTCATTTGCTTCTCTTTTAGAAGCGAAACCTCTACGGCGTATCTGTTTACGCTTGCCTGTCATTGGATCTTTAATAGCGAAGACAAAATCCCATTTACCTGTATCCTTATTTTTACTTACTGTACCACTCAATCTTATGTCCTCCTTTAAAAAGTCACAAGAAAGAGGTTATATCTTCCATTACCTGTATTCTAAAACTAAAGTCACAAATTGTATAGGGGTATAAAAGGTAGAAAAACGTAAAAACATTGGCTCAATTTCAAAAGCCTAAACGTTTATATAAGCGATGAGAAAAATAAATCCGAAATTTATTTATGAAAAGTGCGCGAGGTTACAAAGTCCCGCGTCATAGTAAATGTAAGGAGTTCACAAGGCATTACACGGAGGTGGGAATGAGTGAGTACAGTGAGCGAAAATAGCAAATTAGTATCAATCGAAGCCCAAACGGAATATTCAATTACGAGTGGAAAACGAGAGACACGAATCTTCCTTAAGATGTATGTCGACGCAGTACACTCCGGTTTAATAGCAGACTTAGGTCCGGAAAGATGGACGACTCTTTGCGTATTAGCTTCATTCATGGATGAAGATGGCGAATGTTATCCAACGCAAGATATGATTGCAAAACGACTTAATATAAGCCGTGAGAGCGCCAATAGACGTATCAAAAAGCTATGTGAATATCGTTGGGATGGAAAGCCGTTAGTCGTTAAAGAGAGACGTAGACACGAACGTACACAACAATGGGAGAATACGGTTTATACGATTCTACCGATTAGTCAGCTAACAATATTCGGAAATGAACCGGAATCTATCAGTCCATGTGACGCATGACCACATATGGTGACTTCCACACATGGTTGTAGTTCACACTAACAAGAACTAACTCTTAACAAGAACTATCTTTTAACTAGAAAAAGATTAAGAGCTAAAACCTTGAAGTCTATTTCTAGCGAAATATCCTTCCATCATTAATATATTCAGCGGTAATTACTTCAATAAAAGAATGTCGCTAATAGATGATGAGATACAACGAGCGTATGCGAAGTTGTAAGGTTCTAAATAATTATGGAAAGGAACGATTTGTATGGATAAAAAGATTCTTATTAAACGATTAGAAAATATCTTGTTTCACATAAATACAAACGGAAAAATAATCGGCGGTTACCGCACATTAGAAGACGTCAAGTATAGCTTAGAAAACTTAGTAAATGAACTGAAGGAAAGTGAATAGGAGGTATTTACGGTGAGAGACGTAACGAAACGATTACAACGTATCCTATCGGAACTAGAATCGTTAGAGTCCGACATGCAACAAACGAATATACGCAGGTCACAAACCGATATAGCGCAGCAAGATATTTTACATACTATTGAAATTGAGACGTTTACTACAGCACGTGGTAATTACATGTTGAAAGAACTGAAACGTATTCGTAAAGAACGTCGTAAGGAAAAGGACGATCAAGCGGTTTTACAGTCGGTCATGCACACGCTAAAAGGCGTTAAGCAGAGAGTCGAGTGTAGCATCGGAAGTGTAACCGGAGTCATTGAACGTCAACAAGAACGCAAGGTTACAAAAGGTTACTGACGTAAATTTTACACTCAAATAACGAGATAAGAATCTAGGAATCTACGAATGTATATAACAAGGAGTGTTATCGGTAGGATAGGCGGTAACTAACGCAGATATATGATACCGGTCAGAAAAAAAAACCTAAGAATATAGGTCAAAAGAAAAGGTGTAGCCATATATTAACATTTTTGTCGGTCGAAGACTATATGTATCGTATTGAGAAAATTCATAACGACATATGTCGAAAACATAGAAAAAAAGAACCTCTGTAACGACAGAGATTCGAAAGGGATGGAGTAAATACGTCTATTAGGAAGACGCATCGAGTAATGTCTGCTCGATAATTAAATGGTAGCACGAATCTTCAGAAACTAATAGCGGTAAATATCCCCACTATTAGAAGACCAAGGAGGACTAACAAATAAACGAATGTTACACGATTTATTACTGAAAGAAATCTACATCGAGGCGCTAATCCGTCGCAACGTATTCAAAACGGAAGACGGGCGGGACTTATGGCAGGCGTCTAACGAGGAATTACATGCGCAATTATTTGCCGAGGAGGGGAATCAATGACACGCATATCAACGAAAGATTTCCGCAACCTACCAATCGAAAAGTGGAACGTAACGACATTCCGAGAGTACCTAAAGCATGTACATGAGGAACGTTATAAAATTCCGTATGTCACTCGCAGCTATGCGATGGAAGGTCGTATGTTGAAGACGTTCATCGCCGAATATAAACCGGAAGCAACAAAACTATTCATCGACGCATGTTTCGCCGACTATAAGCCGATAAGGGAGTATCCCGGATTAAACTTTGCGTTTATGTATTCGTATATGCGATCCAGGTTGTTGCCGAGAGTTCTTGGAGAAATTCGTAGAAAAGGTGCACATTTATCTCGGAATACGGAACATATATCAGTAAGTACGGAAGAAATTATCGATTATTTATAATGGAGAAATTATTTTTTGAATATGTGAGCACTAACCGAAAAATGTGAAAGTAGTATTAGTAGAGATGGAGGGAAAGAAATGGCACGACCTAAATTAACGTTTGAACAAGTGAAAGAGAAGTTTGAAGAACGTGGTTATGAGTTGTTGGAAACTGAATACGTAATAGGTACAGCAAAGATGCGATATAAATGCCCGCATCATCCGGATAAAGAGTTATCGATTAGTTATGCAGAGTTACGTAACGGCAGTGGTTGTCGATATTGTGGGATTTTAAAACGTAGACATTCTTTTGAACTCGTAAAAGAAACGTTTGAATCACGAGGTTACAAATTACTAGAAAAGAATTACGTAAATGATAGAACAAAAATGCGATATAAATGTCCGCACCATCCAAACGAAGTATTTACGATACTATTTTCACATTTACGAAGAGGTCACGGTTGTCCGAAATGTGGTCAAGAACGAAGTGGACAAGTCCGATCAGAAGTACATTTTAGAGAGCAAGCATCGAATGGTCCGTCAATTTATACGAAAGGGCAGCGTCAAAAAGTACGTCAAGAAACTTCGAGATTGCTAGATACGTATTGTTACGATTGTCCAAACAAAGACTTACCGTATATCGGAGCGATTGAAGAACATTGCTATAAAAACTGTCCTTATAGAATTGGGTTAGATATACGAAGATGTGGCGCAATATTAGCTGGTGAGGATGCAGACGCGGTGATTGAGTACTATAAGGTGAAATTTGAAAAAGAACGTATCGACCGTAAAGAGGTGACGATTTGATGCAATGCATTCTATCCGATCATTGTTCATTATACAAAAGCGAAGCATGTAACCGACAGTGTACCTCGTACATCGCACTACACGGGCATAACGGTAATGGAGGACGTATGGCAGCGACCAATTTACCGAAAGAATATCGTCATTTAACGTTGCAGAACAACCCTGTACGAGCGTCTCAACCGAAAGTCTATAAGTCTATCGAAGCATATATAAAGACTTTCTCACGGCAATTTGAGGCGGGTGCGTCGTTAAACCCGAAGGATAAGATCAAATCGATGTATTTGTTTTCCGAAGAAACTGGCACAGGGAAAACGACGACAGCAGCCGTAATTTTAAACGAGTGGCTCATACGACATTACATCGGTAGTTTGCAACGAAATAGGCAATCGTTGCAGGTACCTGGATATTTCTTGGATGTGAATGAATGGCAAACGTTATTTAACGAATTCAATCGGTCAAATATACCGAAAGAAGTTGCGGAGAAATCCGCAAAGGAATATTACCATCGTATGAATAATGCAAAGGCGGCACCTTTCGCAGTGCTAGACGATATTGGAGTACGTAGTGCAACCGAGGCATTTCGAGGGGATTTACATGCGGTGATTAGCAATAGGGTAACGAATGGATTAGCGACGGTATACACTTCGAACATTCCTATCGACGAGTTGGCAAACGTGTTTGATCGTAGATTGTACGATAGGGTGCGAGATTTGTGCGTGGTCTTGCCGTTCGAGGGAGATTCGAAAAGAGGGATGCGGAAATAAAAAAATGACCGATCCTTTTATAGGAGCGGCCGTACAAATATCATGTGCTGGAGGTCGCTCCAAATGGCATAAAATGTTTTCTCTAAAAAGTATGGACAAGAAGTTTTACGATTATACGTAAAAAAAACGGCGAGTAACCAAATAGGCTACCCGCTACGTCCCTGCACGACACGGAGGAGAAACCCCGTTTTGAAAGAATGAAGTCGAAGGGAGATCGACTCAAAGGTAGTATGCGTATGATTAAAAATCATTATTCGCATATGTTAGAAAGAATAACTTATCGTTAATTATATGAAACAGTAGATAGAAGGAACTATAGTGCAAAACGTTTCATATCAGTTAGTCTTGTAATAATTTGTCAATGTAAGATTGAGTGTTGGAAAACCAGCTAGGTGGGATTAAACCCTCTTGAATTATATATTCTTGTAAATCATTTTTTTCGGATGCATACACTTTCCAAATCTTTTGTTTTATTTTTGTTGGCTTACCCCATAGTTGATCAATTGTTTGAACTGAAGGTTCTAAGACAAAATAAAAATCATCATTTCGTGTTTTACCTCCTTCAGCTTCTATAAATTTATCCTTAAATGTTAGGAGAACATAAGGGACATATAGTGGCGTTAATCCCTTCTGGTACCAAAAATCTTTTTCATTAGCAATCTTAATTAAATCTCTAAATTCAGAAACAGTTAATCCATCTGCTAAAGCGGCACATTTGCTATAAATATCAAAGGTATGATTTTTTACAAACTCTATAATGTCTTTTCCATTTTCTTTATCAGTTTGAGAACCTAAAGCATCAGAATAATTAACACGTTTTTTCTTCATAGATGGACAAACTGAATTTTTTGGATGTATAAAATATGCGCTTTTAATAAGAGATTGGTCAGCATCAACACGTATATCAGCCTCACAAATCGGACAAATGATAGGTTCGCCTTTGTGCTTTGTTGTGTAAGTTTCTAAGTTTACTTTTTTACGGGAATCTTTTAATAGTGCGTTATATAAAGTCACAGATTTTACCTCCAATGTAAATTGTTATCTTTATTAATATTTTAAAACGTTTTTAAGTTTCTGAAAAGATGGAAATATGACAATGATGTGTGACTTAAATAATAAAAATGAATATTAGGAGGAAACGATATGTGTGTATACTCAACAAAAGAACAAGAAACGGTATTGACTTTCGACAACGAAACGAAGGAATGGAGCGTATACTCTTGCGTTCCAAAACACATTCGTAAACTATTAGAAATAGTCGGAGAGGAAAACGTTACAGTTATCGAGAGTGATGATGGTAAACCAATAGCGGTGAAATGTACGTTAGAAGAAAAACAAGTAAGCATGAAAAAACTACGTCAGTATAGTGAGGATCAGAAACGTAAAATGGCGGAGAGAATGCGGGCGGTTCGGGAAAATATATGATTAATGATGGACAACACCGAAGGGCAATAATACTGGAGAAAGGAATTAAAAATATGAATTATACCATAAATTAAAGTTTTGTACTTTTTAAGATTTGAGGTAGAAAAAACAAGGTATTATATCATAGTTCACAATTTCGCGCTTTTTGATTTCTTTAGTGAAAACTACTCATTTTTTTGCAAATGGATGTAAAGTTTCGTTTTTTTATTAAAAACATAGAAAATAAGCAGTTTTTATGTAAGAGATTTAAAAAAGATAAGAAAAAATATATGTGTTACAGTTGTTCTATAAATAGAATCTAGCGCGATTACAAAGGATGTTGCCTAGTGTTAGTTTCTTTTATACACTCGGAATCATACCGCTCTTTGACAACCGAATAAAAAATCGCTCAACAAACAATATAGTGGAGGTGTAGTTAATGAACTACGGAGAAATGCTATTATCGAAAGTGGTAGACACCGCTAATCCTATACAATTAAACCATGTAACAGAACGAGATTTTGTTACAGAAGCTGAACGTAAAGCGTACCGTTTTATTAAAGATTACGTAGAGACTAATCGAGGGCGTGTCCCCGACTTTCGTACGCTAGTAGCAGAAGTCGACGGTTTCACATACGTCCCAAATGTCGAGGATAGTTTCGAGTATTTAACGAAGCAAATAAAATCCTATTCTGCGAAAATCGAAGTGATGGGACTACTACAAAACGAAGCGCCAGGACAATTCGAACAACTAGACGGAAATTCTTTCCTTGAATGGTTGCGAGAAAAAGTCGACGGAGTTATAATAAGAACAAATGTTCGTGATAAAGTGGGAACAAGTTTAAAGACCGACACGAACAGGTTTCTAGAAGAATACGAACGTCGTAAAAAGGGCGAGTCATATCGTATTTGGCACTCACGTTTTCCATTCATTAATAAGGCGATTGGTGGCTATGTTTCTTCGAACGTCTACACAATTTACGGAAAGTCAGGGCGTGGTAAATCCGCAACAACTATCGAAGAGGGCGTAGAGATGGCGTTCCAAGGAGCGAACGTGCTTATCTGGCTAATGGAAATGGGATGGTTTGAGGGAATGGTACGCTTATACACTTCGATTTCTTCTCGTATTGGAGCGACGGTTGCTGAACTAGATGGCGTGAACCTCGAAGCTGGTTTTGATTCAAAAGAAATCCGTCACGGCAAACTATCAGAAGAATTTGAACAAGGGTTTAAAACGTTCTTAGCGAATATCAACGAAATTCTACCTGGTAATATTATCGTCCGAGGCGTAGATGATGACGACTTTCACCGAAGGGATTTACGACAGTTAGAAGTTGATATTACTGAGACGAATGCAGATGTCGTTATCGTAGATCCGTTCTATTATCTAGACTACGAAAAGAACACGTCTAAAACGGCTGGTGGCGATGCGGCTGAAACATCGAAGAAGTTACGTCGATTAGCCGGTAAGACAGGCGTGGTTATGTTCGCTATCACACAGGCGGATGAGGTCGATAATAGTGAGGACGAAGATGGCCAACGAGAGTTACGTTTACCGAAACGTAGCGAGGTAAAGAAAACGAAAGCGCTTTTAGAGGACGCAGCGTTATTGATAGCGGTTGATACTGATGCAAAGCAAGGACGAGGTATGATCGGTATTAATAAAGGGCGTGACGGTGGTGAAGGGGAATCCGCCGAAATTATTTACATGCCACAGATTGGTGTTATTAAGGAAATGGAAACCGGCGAACAAGCGGCGAAGCAATTCACTTCAGTATTTTAAATTAAAAGAACGGTAGGTGATTCACCTTGTCAAGTATTCAGATACGTGGGCAGGAAGTAAATGTAGACATCGAGTATGAACTTCGGCAGTTTTCTTGGACTAACGAAAGATGGTCATATGATAAACTGATTGCAGCCTCGCCATTTAGGTATGAACACACACCGAGCTTCTTCGTTAACTTAGACGGGGATTACGCTGGCACGTGGAAAGATTCAGGCGCATTTGATAACGAGTGGGAAAGCGGCAACTTTACCAGATTGCTATCTTACTTGCGAAATGAGACGTATGAAGAAACGGAAGAGTATTTACTCGAAATGTACGGTGTGGAATATGGTTACGATAATCTCGTACTTAAGCCACCGAAACTCCGGATTGAAAGCGGACGTAGTTCCCTCGATTTTGGTCGGTTGCAAGAGTACGCTTATCGTCATCCGTATTTAGGACAACGAGGTATTAGCGAAGAAGTACAACGACAAATGAAGATAGGTTACGACCGTTTTAGGCAGGCGGTTGTAATTCCGTGGTTTGATACAAACGGTAGATTGGCGAATATAAAGTATCGGAAGGTTTCTTCGAAAGTCTTTTGGTACGAAAAGGATGGAAAGCCAATTGGAGATTTGATATACGGACTACATCTTGCTTATAGACGAAATATTAAACGTGCAGTATATTGTGAGGCGGAAATAGACGCGATGTCATTTATGACGGCTGGGTTTTTCGGATTGGCAAACGGAGGCTCGTCGTTTAACCAACGAAAGGCAGAGCAAATATTGAAGTCGCCGATAGAAGAATTAGTTATCGTGGCGGATAACGATCCGGCAGGCGAGAAACTTCGAGAAGAACTTGAGAAAAATTTAAATGGGAAAATACGCTTGACAAATGGATTTGTTCGTGGGTATAAGGATGCAAATGAAGCGCTAATAAAAGAAGAGGCATCTTCGTTGATACCTGTAGTTGATAATGCGGAGCCAGTTCGATTAAAATTATTATACGTGAATTCACGTAGTGACGGTCGGAGGGAAGATACGAAACCTTCCCGGTAAATAGATGTTATTCCGTTTCCCATTCGTATAATTCTTCGATGTCACAATGTAGTTTAGCGGCAATATTACGCGCTCTTTCTACGTTAGGCAAATTACGCAGGCTGACATAATCCGTTATGGATTGCGGTGTGATACCGACTTTTAGTGCAAGTTCAGCTTGTGTAATGCCATTCTTTTTACATAGTTCGGGAATACGGCACCTTCCGACTTTAAACGATTTAACCACCTCCTTTCTTAAACCGGAGGCTTTGAAACTATTATTCTTGAATGTTTATAATTTTAACTACTTTTTCTATAGGTACGTCTAGATGTAGACAGATTTCTTCTATTGTACTCAAATTTACAGACATCCCTTTGTTAATATTGGCAATAGTTCTTGCGTTTAGAATGGTACCGCGGAGATCACTAATTACCATCTCTTTTTCTTTTAGTGTCTCATGCAACGGAGAGTAGTCAATCATTTTAACACGTCCTTAAAAAAGTTTCTCAACCCATTCTCTGTTTACAAAAGTAAACATTAGAATTATAATTACATTATACCAAAATTTTCTTATACAGCATAGGAGGGTTTTCAAGTGCCGGGGTTTCACAGAGAGATATGCGATTTTATAAATGATAGAGACGATTTAACATTTTCAAGTGTAGGTGAACAAATCGAGGCGTCAAAGCAATGTATGTCTAAGTTTAAGAAGGATGGTACCATAGGGTTTAGAAAACTCTTGAGACTCTCCTATTATCTATTTCCAGAGAAACAACGTGAGAGGATGGAGGATTGGTGCCTGCAATTAGATTCAGCAGAGTCAATCCAACAGAGTTTAGAATATGCAGCAATAACACGGAATGTAAATTTACTAAAAAAACTAATTAAGAAACACAAAAAAGAAACTGGTATTGTAGGAGATTATATAGATGTTTACAAAATTATCTATAAATACATGAACTACGATATAGAAGGTTATAAAATAATAGAACATTTAAAAAAGATTGAAAATACTGAAGATGATACACTCACGATATTGATTAATATACTTAAGTGTTATGACCATTTTGCGCAAAAAAAGATCCATCTTATGTTGGATATGGCTTTAGAGGTAGAAGAAATGATTAAGAATTTAAGTGATAGTCGAAAGTTATTTATCAAGGAATGCTATCTTCATAGACTAGCTGAAATTTTAGCTCCAGTTTATCTACATAGAAATGAGCTAGATTTAGCAAGACATTATGCCTCTCTAATAATTAATGCAAATATTTGCGCGAAAACAGTTTCTGATGCGTCATACTATGTAGGGATGACGTACTTAGTTGAAGATAAAGATAAATGTTTAGAGTATCTTCAAAGAAGTCACGAAATCGCCAAATCTGTCAATGTAAAAAAATTAATTTTACAAACAAGAGATAACCTAGATTATGTTAAAATTTACCTAGGGATACCGCTTGGGATAGATTCAGATACGAGACTTGTTATGTATCAAAACAATAGAAAAAATGTGAAGTTAATTAACGATTATATTGAAGAGAGAGGTGAGAGAGACTTTCTTTTGATGTATAGAGCTTGCAATCAAGAATCTATCCTTGGGCTGTACGAATGTTTCCAGAGGTTCTTTTCAAATTCGAACTTCTTTTTCTCTAGTCTAGTAGCAAAAGAAATATACGACAGAGGCGATCGTTCCGGTATGACTCAAATGTTAACTAATTTTAAAACTAACAATTTAAAGGGAGAGATTCAGTTTGAAAAAAGTTTTATTAGGAGTTTCCGCAATTTTGACTCTAGCTCTAGGAGTGTTTGCGCTTAATGAATTTGTAGATGCACAAGGAGATAATCAACAATACAGTTCACAAGAAACAAGACCGGGTGGTTAATTGGTAATTGAATAAGATTATGGAGAGGGATCTTATTGATCGCTCTTTTTTTGTTTTTCTAAATGTTTACGAAAGTATACAAAGTGTAAATTCCAGTACTTAGTGTACTTTGATAAATATTCCATGGTAATATGCTACAATTTGAACATTGGCAATAAACGAAAAATTTATTTTGAAAAATTATAAAAAATGTACGCGGGCTTGGCAGCTTGTGCGTCATAGTTATTGTAAGGGGGAATAAGAAGTGAAAGACGAACAAAAATTGAATATTAACGAGATGGCAAACGACTATCTTCGAACAGGTGATGATTTCGTATTTACGGATTTGTACACTAGCTTATCGGAGGTATATCGAGACAAGCTTCGGTATTGGAGTACGAGTACATACATGGCAAACGAACACGACATAACCGACCTGTTCCATGATGTAATACACAAAGTATTAGAAAGTTTGCGAAATAACGTTGGCGGCGATTTCGTAAAACTATTCGCAGTATCATTAGGTAACAGTTACAAATCATTACTACGGAAGTTACGTACGAGAAGAAAGTACGAATTATACGATGGGCCAGATAGCGATGAGAATGAGAACACGGCAATGTTCGAAACTCTCAAAGACGACTTTGACTTAGAAGAACACGTTATAAAAAAGAAAGAAGCCGACCAGCGTGAGCTAATCGACTTCCTTGCAGACCCTGAGCAGGTCAATGACGAGACAACGACGGCGATCGTTGAATCGTTCCTGTCGAGTGAGAATAAAACTCCAACGCCGACGGCAATCGGCAAAATGTTGGGGCTACATCACTCGACGGTTATACGCAAGATCGAGCGCCTGGCAAAGCGCTTCGACGAGAGAAAGTTTGGTAATTACCGAGACTATCTCCTTGCGTAAAGATACGTTCTATATGCTTAGGCAGTGCATATAGGACAAGTAGTTTAACACATTTTGTTTGATGTACGAAGGAGGCAAAGCGCTTCCTCTCGTACCTACAACTAACCGACTTGGCAGGTCAATCAATTGCAATACTTTTGCTTAACGAGGAGTTAAGCCGAAGTACACTGATAGTGCACTCCGTATTTTTATTATAACTTACGTTTGTATTATTAACAATTGTTAACGAATTAAACTTCTATCGACAATAGTCAACGAAAAATGCACGTCGATATAACGTCATTACCTGTGTATTTCCCCAAAATATGAACAACGGGTAGTGACGTCATATGGGCGTTTGGCATTACAGCACGATGTGTTGCGTCCTACAAAAATTCTCGATTTCTACCGATGTATCCCCCACGTCGGTATTGCGTAATACGGGCGTGGGAGTCACCCAAGCTCGAATTTATAACAAGGGAGTTGTTTCAATGGGTATTAGAGAAACGTTAAAAAAGCGTGAGGAACAACGAGAAGCAAATCAAAACGGAGGTAACAACGATTTTCCAGAAGGCGTAACACGATATGTTCGCATGGGGAAGCGCGGCGAAGTAAACGCAGATGGTCGCACGTTTATCTTACTGGCTGATCCAGATAATTGGTATTTCTACTTCGTACACGAAGATAAAACTTTCGACGGTAAACGTACAATCCATCGATTCCGAAAGCATTCATGTTTACACTCTCCACGTGAAACAAACGCAGACATTACGCAGTACTTCAAGCCAGGTAAAACGGAGTGTCCGTCATGTAAAGTCGGGGCGAAACGTAAGATGTACGCAATGATTCCTGTTTACGATTTAGCGTATGAAACATACCGCGTAATCGATACGGCTGAGTTCCATATCAACAATATCATTGCTGACTACGATAAAGCCGAAAAGATGGGACGTAAGTTTAATCCAGAGTACTCGTTAGTAGGTGAAGCGGTCCATTTCAAACAAGTCGATAAATCTTATTCGCTTGAGTCAGGTGAAGCAACAGACGAGCAAGTCGAAAAGGCTAAAACGTTTATCGGTACGGACTTCAGTTACGAAGATTTAGCTAATTACCGCGAAGAGGACGACATCATTGCATTGTTACAAGATGCGGAAGATGACGCGATTGATAAATCTAAATTGCCGGTTGCTGGAGCAAGCAACGTAGGTACACCAATTGATATTGATGATGATTCACTACCGTTCTAAGGAGGGCGCTTATGGCACACGAAACAACAATTAAGGGCGGTTGCTCGGAACTACGAGTGGCCCTCGCGCTCTTAAACCTCGGTTGGGAAGTAGCGAATTCGTTCATCCCGGAGGTTTACGACTTAGTAGCGCGTGATCCGATTAACAAACAGTGGTACACGATACAGGTAAAAACAATTCGAGTAAGACACGATCGCCACGATGCATTAGTAGTACAAGCGAAGAAAGGTAATGGCGAAGCTTATACGAAAGATGATTGCGACTATATCGCAGGCGTCGAAGGCGATCGAGTGTTTATGTTCGAATGTGCAGGTCAACGTGAGTATTGGGCTACGGAAACTAGCGCAAGCCAACGATGGATTGAGTTAACGGCGACAACTAATAACGAAGAAAACGAGGAGGAAATTAAACATGGCTAAATTAGACGGAATTAAAGTGGTTAATGAAAATACGGTGGAGTATAACGGGTTTATTTATGAATTAGCTACAGGCGATGCGAAAGCAGCTGACGTAATCAAGGCGTCTGAGCAAGAACTTGATGTAACAGAAGGAGCATTTTACTTAGTGGTAGACATTGATGACGACAACGATATCGTTTTTAAAGACAATGTCGATGATTCGAATTACTTTAGTCAAGGAGAACATTCCGTATTCCGTAAATCGCACGTAATTACTACCGACAAACTAACCGATGCGGAAGGCGTAGTTACAATCACCTTACCTGACGGAACTAAACTCGAAGGTACTCCGTCTGACTTAGAAAAGATTACACGTAGTATGCAAAAGATGCAGGCAGAACAGGGATCATCGGAGGAAGAGTCGGAAGAGGCGGTCGAAGTAGAGAATGCAAGTGAGCCGGTGTCAGAACGTTTACAGGTTGGTGACTATGCGAAGGTTATCACACACGATGATAATGGTCAATCTAAATTTGGCGATATTGTAAAAGTAACAGAGGATGATGAAAGCAACGTTCCGTTTGATACTAAACATTTAGACGGTAGTTATGCTGGCTGGCACTATGAAAATGATTTAGTACGTGCTACAGAAGCCGAAGTAAAAGCGGCAACTGCAACGAAAGATGAGCCGTTAAAGATCGGTGATTACATAAAAATAATTCAAGAAGGACATGGAAATTTCGGAAAGGTCGTTAAGATTACAAACGATAATCGAGATGGACAGCTGTACCCATATTCAACAGAGCTATTAGACGGTACTTTTGGAGATATCCATTCGGAAAATCACTTAGTAAAAGCAACCGAAGCTGAAGTCCTCGAAGCAAAGCAAGCGTTATTGAAAGAAGACGACTTTGCGAGAATTATCGCTAACACTTCAAGCCACCGTTTTGAAATCGGCACAGTAGTAAAACTAAAAAGTGAAGTTGTTACTAGTTTTACAGCATACTATCTTGACGAATCGGATTTTTGGGGAGTTTATAGAAAAGATCTCGAGCCACTAACGAAAGAAGAAACGGAGCACATTACTCGTGAAGCTGAGGAAGAGAAGAAAGCGAAAGCAGAGCGTGCTAAGTGGGCGGCTATCGGTCGTGAGGTTGGCGAAATTAAAAAAGGCGATATCGTTCGTACAATTTCTCATTGTGGGAGTGTGAATCCTGCGGGAACAATCGGTGTTGCTTATAAAGACGGTACAATAGATTCTTGTTCGACAGCAGCTTTAAACGGTAATTCAGGAAACTGGTCGAGCGTAGAACTAATCGTCCCTGTAGAACAACGCTTCGATACAGTAGGTTAATCGATGCACGTGCATTTCGAATATTGTAAGAATTGCAGCTCCGTAATAGGGCCGTATCATAATCACGTTTATGACGACCGTGAAGATAATCATTTTTGCGATAAACGTTGTTTCGAAGAGTGGGCGGAAGATAATCACGAAGTGGCAGTAACATTTTATTACCGATTAAATTGCAAGGAAACGGGGCGGTAAACATGACGCCGAAGTTAACGTTAAATCTAAAAATACCAAGTGTTAGAGATAACGAAGAAACGAAAACACGGGTAGCAAAAGCGGTTGAGCAAAAGGAAAAAGCGACCGAAACGATTGAGGGAGCGTTCCAACGCGTTTGGCAGACGAGTAAATGGGACGAGAAAGAAGCATCATTATTTAAACTGGCACATGAAGCGTTCTTTTCCGGTGCGATAGGCAGGTTATCGGAAAAACGTTTAACGAAAAAAGAAATTAAAGAAATGGGACAACGAGTACAAGAAGAGCGTGAGGATGCGTTGCGAAAGCAGCGTATCCAACAAACGCTTGCTAATAAACCAAGTAATTACCATATTATTACTGATGAAACGAAACTAGGCGAAATGATTTCGCGTTTATATAAAGAAACAGAATTACAACGTACTAACAAATGGTTTCAACATGCATTCAAACTATTCGATAATACATTAATCCGACGTAAGTTAAGCGAGCGAGGTATCACAATCCCTTCAGCGCTGTCATTGACGGTGTGGGATACGGAGACTTCCGGCTTAGATAAGATGATTGATTTAACGGGCGGTTATTCGTTTTGGCTTCCGTTATTAAACGAAGGTTATTACGTAGCTTATGGCCATGTAAATGAAAAACACCAGTGTAAACGTTCAGTGGCATTGGAAGTAGTTAAATCGTTTTTAGAAGACGCAGCGCACATCAAGTCGTTTCATAACGCAGAGTACGACTTAAACATTTTACGTAACGATGGATTTAAGCCAGCAGGTGTACGATTCGACTCAATGGACGCACAATTCATCTTATATGATCACGAAGAAACATACGGTTTAAAACCGCTATTCACGAAGTACAAAAAAGCAATCGGCGGTTATGCGTTAGAAATGGATGATTTTACTTTCGAAGATTTATTCGGAAATGGGTCGCCGTTACCGTACAACGCTGAAACTGTTGGGATATACGCCATCAAGGATGTTCATAAAGGTTGGTTATTAACGAAATGGCAAATTGATAACTTAGTAGCGACGGATGACTTAGCGAAAGCGTATTTTGAAATTCGTCAATACTTACCTGAAGTAAACGTAGAGATTGTTCGTACTGGCTTCGAATTAAACTTAGAAGAGCTTTCGAAGTTGGAAGTTGAGTACGGAGAAGCTCATGGCGAAGCGCAACGTAAGTTATTTGAAACATATCAGATTGACGATGAATTTCTATATAAGATGTCGCTTGCAATTAAAGGCGAGCAGATTAACAAGTGGATTGAGGCGCAAAAGAAACGTATTGAAAAACAAAAAGATATGTTAAAGAAGTGCCAGGCGGAATTTAAAACAGCCAATCCAACGACTAAAAAGTATCAACAATTAAAGACTCGTATTCATAAGTATCAAACCGAGGCTTTTCCCGAGGCGATTCCGCAGAACGCACCGGATTATATACATGAATTTAACTTATCAAGTAATGATCATTTAGCGTATTTAATATACGACCATTTAGGCATTAAGGACCGTACGAAAGAAATCGTAAAGGACAAGAAGAAAGTACGAGCGGTTTCGAATGATGTGCTGGAACGTTATTTCAAGGAAGAAGAATCGCTAAAACCACTAGCGGACTTTTCAAAATATAGCAAGTTACTAGGTACCTATGTTGAGAAGATGCCGAAAGCATTAGATGTCGACGGGCGGATTCATACGCAACTTAGAACGGTATCAACTGGACGCTATGGTTCGAGCGGTTATAAAGGAAAACCCAACGATGTTTATGCCGGTTCAGTTACGGATAGTACCTTTTTAGATATTATTCAACGATTAGTAGATTGTAATGAACAAGTTGAAAAAGGAACGAATTTACAGAACATACCTTCACGCTCGGAAGAAGGATTGCGAGTGCGTAAGACGTTTGTTCCTCGTAAGGGATATACGTTTGCCGGTTCGGATTTATCTTCGATTGAACCACGATTACAAGCGCATCGCATGTCTACAGAATTCGGTGATGAGATATTCGCAATTATGTTCCGCAAAGGGCTTGATCCTTACGTGGAATTCGCGTCGTTGCTGTTCGATGTGCCAAAAGAACATTGCGTGGAATCGTATTACAAAAAAGTAAAGGGCACTGATAGGGCCGTACCTCCATTCCGTAAATTAATGAAACAATTATTCCTAGCGGAAGGATACGGACAGGCTTTCGAGCAGTTTTATAAGTCCGTTCAAGTATATGGAATTAAAGAAGAACACGCATCAACGGCGTATAAGAAATTCGATGAAGTATTACCAGGATTTAAAAAGATGGTAGAAGCGACATTTGAACATCTTCGCCAACATGGATGGGTCACTACCTTATGGGGACAGAAACGTAGATTCCCGAAATATAAAGAACAATGGAAACGATTGAATATACTCATGCGTAAAGCACGCATTTCAAATAAAAACGATCCGAAGCTAGGTGAGAAATCGCGTAAGCTGAAGTGGGAAGAACGTTCGGAGTTTTGGGAGTTAATCAAAGCAACAGGGAAAGCCGAGCGACAAGCATTCAACCATACGATTCAAGGTTCGGGTGCTAACGTATTACAGCTTTGTATGATTCGTAGTTATTACGAATGTACTCTTGCGAAAGGTTGGGAATTCAACCTAACGTTACATGACGAAATGAAGCATTCGATTCCCAACGATCAATTAACGCCTGAAGTTATTGCGTTGTATGACGATATTATGACGAATACGGTCATTCTAGAAACTCCACTAGAATGCGACACGGTAATTGAACCGGAGTGGATGAGCGAGTATTCGGCGGAAGATTGGGATTTCGAAAATTGTAAACCTAAGGAGGAAACGGAATGAGTGAACGAGTTAAGAAACGAGAAGATTTAATCGGTGATACTGGCGTAATTATAAGAACTTTCAAAGTAATAGATGCTCGTGAAGGAATTCACGGTGTAGATGTTCGAGTATGTGATTCGGACGGTGAGGAGAATTGGACGTCGTTGGAGGATGTCGAATTAGATAGTGGGGTGACTAAATGAATCTATTCGAAGTACCAACGAAAGAACTAAGCGAGGAATTAGAACGACGACAAGGTGTAATTACCGTCCATGTTGAGCCTTACGAAAAGATAGAGGTCGGAGGTATTGTGGTTAACGGTCCGGCAATCGTTTTAATAAATCAGGATTAAATAAATAAATAAATAAATAAATAAATAAATAAATAAAGCTACTTAAAATCCCGTTATGTATTGGTGAGTGGTCGGGATAAGTAGCTTTATGTAAGAAACGTATTAATGTAAAACTTTCCATGGGTCTGGTTGAGGACTAATTGATCCTGACATCTTCTGAAGCCCGATTGCTACTAAGCGTTTGGTAATTTCGCCACCAACTGAACCATTAGCGCGAGATGTTGTTTCTGCCCCCAAATGTACGCCGAACTCGCGTGCAACTTCTTGTGCGATTGGACCTATCGGATCGATTGGGCCTTTTGGTTTTGTATAAGAGTCGTCATCACTTGGTCTAGTGTTAAAGCTATTCATGAAATCACCGCCTTTCTACTATTAGAATTCATTACAGATTATTTTTTATACAAGGAAATAATTGGATGGGATATGGTGATTAATTACTTTAGAAATCAATATTTGAGGGGAGTCGGTAATTTGAGTAGAAACGCAGCACAATTACTACGTCAGAATACGAAAGAAATATTAGCTTATGAAATCGCAGAGGAATTCCGTAATTTCCTCGAAACATGGCATTCATACACGGAGCCTTACGATACGCCTTTAGACGTCTGGCTCCACGAAAGCTATGCGAAAGTATTAAGCAAAGGCAGTTACTTAGACTATCGAAGTCTACCGTATTTCTCCCCATCCTCGGCTAACTCATGTCCGAGAGAGCTTTACGAAAAGGCGTTACGGAGTCCACGAGATCAAGCCGAAGTAAAACCGTGGCAAAGACGTTGGCAATTTATCGGAACTAACATCGGTGATGCAATCCAACGTGATATTTTACTAGCGGAAAGACATTACGAAAAGTTCACGGGTGAGAAACCACGTTTCAGAATCGAACGTACGAAAGACGGTTATCCAGCGTTTGAGGATTTCGTTAAGACTCGTAAGGTAATCGAGCATAATGGTCAACGTTTTTCGTTAATCGGTACATGTGACGGCATTTTAGAATACATCGATGAGAAGGGCGCGGTTACTCGTGTCGGACTCGAAATAAAATCGAAACAGACTACCTACAGTAAAACTTCCGAATATTCACTGCGCGAACCTGGCGCCGATCACGTCAAACAAGTTACATGCTACTCGTTAATGTACGACTTAGATTATTACATCGTACTTTACGTAAATGCATCGAAAAAAGCGTGGAATATGAACGAAGAAGATTACGCGAAGTATCCCGATTTCAGAGCGTTTGGTGTTGCGATCACGGACGAGATGCGCAACGAAGTCTTGGACAAGTTTGCTAGTATCGTAGCAGCAGTTAATACGAAGCAACCTCCGAAATTAGATATTGAACATTGGACATTTAACAATTACAAGTCGGCATGTGCTCAGTCGTTAAGCGATGAGGAATACGAGGAGATTAAAACGAAAGTGAACCGAGTGAAGCGTTCGAGTTTATTGGATACGAAGAAAGCTCCGTATATTGGGGCGTTGGAGTTTATCGATAAAGTACGGGAGGGAATGTAAATGGGTTATTGCACAATGTATACATTAGACGCTAAAAATGATGTTATTAGCAGTATTCTTAGCGACTTACGTGAAAAGATGGAAGCTGATTCGCTAGACTTTCATACTGATATTTTCTATGCGGTAACTATTAGTGGAGAATGCCTTGATGAAACTAAATGGTACAACCACGAAACGGAAATGTCCGCAATCTCCCGATTGTATCCTAACGTTATTTTCGAACTAAGTGGAGAAGGTGAAGAAGGCGGAGATTTATGGCGTAAGTATTTTAAAAATGGTAGAGTACAACGATGTTATGCTGAAATTAACTATAGTGAGTATGACGAAAATAGACTAGAGGTTTTATAACGATGGTACGAAGTAAAAAAGCATTCCGAGTATTGAGCGTAGATACTAGCCTGGGTTGCCCAGGAATCGCAGTCATAGACGTAATCTACGGAAAACCTAAACTAATCGACGTATCACATGTTAAAACGAAATCGACCGAACCAATTGCTTTACGTACAAAGACAATCGAATCATGGGCGCACTTGTTCATACGCAAGTACGCGCCTTACGATTTGATAGTTCGAGAGGGATTCGCTAGTAAAATACCACATACAAATTATACGGTATTTAGCGCCTGGAATGCGGTTGATCGTGCGTTAAATGATTTCGGCTTGAAAGTCGATGATAGTATCGGACAAGCTTCCGTTAAAAAGAAACTACTTGGTAAGGGACGAGCGGAAAAGGAAGAGGTTGAGGCTGGCGTGAGGCGATTCGTTGAGTGGGGAGAGTTTGAAACATTCGATGAAAGTGACGCGTGTGCGATAGGAATAGCGTATTTAATCGATAAGGGAGTTATTAAAGAATAAATACGCTACATCGCAACATTACTTTGTAGTAAATTTTATAGCGTCATTAGTACGTTCAGTGTATTCAATATGGCTTAAAGCCACTTTTATAAAAGCTTTTAAATCATCAAGATTTCTATCAATATGTTTTTGTATATAGTGTGTCTGATCATTTCCAATCCATGTTGCTGCTTGTACAACTTTTTTCATTTTAGTGTCATCAAGATAATTATTTATACATTGTGCAAGTGTTGCTTTTTCAATTTCTTCTTTTTTATCAGGATAATTTTTGATTGCAAAATCTTTTACAAGGAATTCCAATGCCTTTCGATATCCTGGACCCGCTACACCGTTAAGGCCCATTTGCTCAGATGTAAAGGCTTGATTATATAAATCTACGAATTCGGGTGATACCTGCAGGATAGTTTCGCTAAAAGATTCTTTAGAGTGTTTTAATGGCCCGACAAAGTCAAAATATATTAAGTTAATTTCTCCGTAATCCAATTTGTTAGGAACAGTATATTGCGCAATAAAGGCATTAAAGCAGTTAGGACAATAATAGGTAATGCAACATTTATATTCGTCTCTATTTGCATCAAAAAATTCGTCTAAACCTAATTCTTTAGGGATTATAGCATGGTCACATGATGGACATCGATTTATGTACTTTTCAAGTTCACAATCATATCTAAACCCTTGAATTTCTATTTCTACTATGTGACTGGATTCTTTTGGTTTATTATCATATCTTTGCATATTTTACCACCTTTCATTGTTATTATAAATCAATTCCGTGAGTAAAACTATTTGTATTTTTAAATATTCAAAGGAGGGATTTTATATGGAGATGTTTGTCAATGTACTAGACAAAGGCTACGTGAGATTAGTAGATACAATGGGATGCGACTTATCTGTCGTAAATAGCGCTCGTGTTAGCTACGACAAAGAATCAACAGAGTTAACCGATAAAGATATCCGTTTAATCAAGTTCTTAGCGAGAGAAGGACATACGTCACCGTTTCGTCATGCTACATTGCAGTTTGAAATTTATGCTCCGTTAATGGTAGCCCGTCAACATTGGAAATATATCGTCGGCAGCGATCATACAATGGACGCTTGGAACGAATCTAGCAGACGATATGTAACAGAAGAACCGACATTTTATATTCCAGTAGGCGATGAGTGGCGAACATCACCGGAAAATTCCAAACAAGGGAGCGGTGGTTCAGTAACCACAGAGTTGGGGAATAAAGCAACGGAACGTTTGGTGATGCATATAGACCGTTCGATAGCAGAGTATGAAGAGGCTATGAGGCACGGTATATGCGCTGAACAAGCACGCCTATTCCTTCCAGCTTACGGAATGTACGTCCGCTACTACTGGACTGCTAGTTTACAATCAGTTGTTCATTTCCTTAATCAACGGTTAGCGCACGATGCACAACTCGAAATCCAATCGTATGCAAAGGCTGTTTTGGAATTATCTAAAGAGATATTTCCGATAAGTATTGACGAGTTAGTAACTGAAGAGGCAAATAAATGACGATACTGGCATGGGTAGTAATCGCAATTTCATTAATGTTTATAGTCGCGGTAACAACGAATAAAAAATACGAACTAGTTGTACGTATTACAACCATAGTGCTTTTCTTACCATCGTTACTGTTAAGCGTTTTATACCTAATTAACTAAGGAGGGTGATAATATGGCGGAAGTAACTAAAATCGAAAGTAAAGACGGAAGTATCTACGAGGTTGACGGAAAGAGATACCGCGAGTTGACGAAATATCCGGTGGTCGGAGATATGGTGTTAATTGTTGACGCTTGGGAAGATGGGGAGGGTTACGAAGAGGGTGAAGTTCATACACTTACTAGGATTCTTAGCTATGATCCTGAAGACGTAAATGCAGTAAGATTCGTGGATAAGGAAGGTAGGGATAATTGTCTTAAAATTGGCGAATTCGTAATCGTCGAACCTATTGAAAGCGAAACGCTTGCTCCTTTACCTTATTTATCTGACATATGGGACGATATTAAAACGAAGCAAACACGCCTAGAAGAACGTATAGAAGAAAACCACCGTAATATCCTAACGTTCTCACAAATGGCTGAATCCGCACTTAGTGACGCATCGAAAGCAATCGGCGGTGTAAATGCCTTAGATGAGCAGCTAGAGTTGGTACGTGAAGATATCGTATTTCTAGACGAAAAAGTATCAGCGTTAGAAGAGGCAAAACTACCGCAAAACATTACGATTAATATTAACGTTCTAGACGTAGAATCTGCAAAAGCAATCGTTGAATCTATTACGAAGGGGCGTGAATGATTTGTTATGTAACGCTAAGAAAATCGCTATTACGGGCAAGGCCCGAAGTGGAAAGACGGAGTTATCCCATTACGCCTGGATGTTATACGGCTTTAAAGAGTTCGACTTCTCAGCGGTATTAAAGGACGAGTTCCATCGACTGTTTCCGAATATCCCACGCGACCCGAAACCACGTGCTTATTATCAAAAGTTCGGTCAGTGGTTACGTGAGATTGATCCGGATATTTGGGTGAAGATGACGATGGGAAAGGTACACGAATATTGTTTCGAAGATGCGTTGAATAAAACCAACCACAAGCCGAAAGTGTTAGTAAACGGAGTAAGACAACCGAATGAGTATCAGCGTTTACGAGACGAAGGTTTTGTATTTATTCGAGTAAGCGCATCGGATGACTTACGTATTGGTAGGGCAAAAGGAGCAGGCGATGTATTTACTGAGACTGACTTGGAGCATGAAACGGAAAGGCATATCGATACTTTCGAGGTAGATTACGAGGTTAATAATAACGGCGAGTTAATCCAACTGTACGATCAGTTCGATGCGATTATGGGAGATATCGGAGTATATTCAGTTAGTGATCATGAAATTATAGCGGATGCATTTCGTGATTTGAGAGTGATTATGTAATTAAAGTATAAATGTTAAAATTTTACATAAAATGGATTAAGTATGAAAATTAGGAGTGATAATAAATGAATAAAAGGGAAGAACAAACAAATTATCAAATGCGAATTACTCCTCCAGATCCGTTTATAGTAAGATATTTTAATTATTTAAAAGACCAAAATTTGGCGAAATGGATAGCTGACAATTGTAATTCGCAACATCTTCCTCATGTACCTCCCGTATCATGTACATTTTTGCCCTCAGGAGGTAAATTTTGTAGTTGTTGCAAGGGGAATTGGTCTATTGTCATATTTACTACAGAAGCAAGTCAATATATTCCCCTTTTAGTTGGTATAACAGAAATAAATCCAAGCGGAGGTATTGTTACAGGCTATGTATATCCAGATTTAGATAATGAACAATATATTATGGCAGTAGTTCATATCGGATGTATTTACCACTAATAAGGGTATATTTCTTACATGTAAATTAGCTAGGAGTTTAATAGGGGGAAGAGAACGATAAACAAAAAGGAAGTTTGAATCTTTTTATTTAGAATCTATTGTTTTCAACTCCCTTATATTTTTAACTTTAAAGATAATTAGAATAGCTTTTAATTAATTCGAATGGACAAGTCTATATGGTAGCCATATTTTTAATAAAATACCGCTAAATGTGATGGGTGCGTTTGTATGATGTTAAAAGTATATAGCGTAATATTCAACAACTTTGATCATGATAAGTCACAAATTGAAATGATACCGTTGGAGACGTGGCGAAGGTCGCAGCGGCAGAGGTGTTGCTCAAACGTTAGAGACATCGTGTAATCAAGCGACACTGACACCGACATACAGAATCCGTAAACTCACACCGAAAGAATATTTCTGACTACAAGGCTTTGTAGATTCCGAGTTTGATAAGTTAGTTGGGGCTCGCATATCGAACTCTCAACTTTATAAAATGGCAGGTAATGCCGTAACGGTAAATGTAATTGAAGCGATTGGCACTCGCTTATTAAGATACTTAGCAGATAACGAGATAGGCAGTCGTTATGTAACGGAAAAAGGAGCGTGAGTAAATGGGCGTAAGCAAATATGATAACGAAGCGGCACACCGTTGCATTGAGCAAAACTACGCATTGGACAATCCAAAATCAATTGACTTATTACTACGGCATTTACCGTATATAAAAGAACGTAGATTTAACGGTGATTATGCTGCTTCGGATGTGCTTATGGATATGGAGACGGCAATCTCAAACGCGGACTTGACGGATAGGCAGCGTCAAGTCTTACAGTTAGTATATTTCGAAGATATGAAACAGCGGGACGTGGCAATCTCGCTTGGTATTACGGCACCAACGGTTAATTTATATAAGCGGTTGTTAGCGCAAAAGATAGCGGCAGTGTTCGAAAGATGGGCCTGGGAAGATGAAGGTTATAAATTGACGGTGGTAAGTACGGAAAGAAAGGCGGTTGCTTAATGGAGCAGACGAAATACACATTCGATATCAAAGGAGATTACAAAACGCAGTTCGAAACGTACGTAAATACGCTAATTACTAGTCTCCGAGAAAGCGATTCTGGTGCGATTAGTAATAGGGGATGTACGTGCGAAGGAAATTAAATCGCTCACAGACGCTTATGTGGAAGCGGTAGGAGAGCGACCTGAGCCGAAACAACTCGAACGATTGGCAGATTTGTTGCTATACGAAGAGTTGCACGATACACACCCGGATAAGATGACGTTAGAAGAATATCCGATCATGAGTGAGACGCAGTTATCGAGGAGGCACAGCGGAGAAGTATCGATGAAAGTAGCGGAGGAATATGGAGTAGACAGACGAAACTACAAGCCTCCGGTGCGGAGGAAGCGTACGAGAAAAGAAACGTGGCAAATCGATAGGGACGCGAAAGCTAGGAACGAGGAAAGACGGAAGGTGTATCGAGAGTTTACGAGAGTGCAGGCGATTAGGTTCTATGTAATGACTTAAAAGTTCTTTCGTATCGTTAATAATAAAGATTATATGAGCGTTTATGTATAGGTGATATAATTACTTAGAAAATAGGTATGTACTTCAAGAGAATAGAGAGGATATGGTTAGTAATGAATTATATTAAGATTGCGCATACTTTAGCTAAAATGCAATTAGAATCAATTTGTAATTACGCTAATGAAATGGAAAGAACAAATACTTTCAAATTAGAAGAACTATTAAAAGCGGCTGAAGAAGATGTGAAAGGTTTAACGGAAGAAAAAGTAGATGAATATTGGAACTATAGAATAGATGAATTTCATGAACTTGAAAAAACATTTCCAAGTTTATTAAGATATTCAATAGTGGTTTCCGTATATTCTACTGTTGAACAGTATTTATTAAGAATTGTTAAACCGCACATGGCTAAAGCGTTAGGATATGAAGGTGTTTTGGAATTAAATCCGAAATTTGATGATGAGTTGAAGAAATTACAAAGAATTGGATGCAAGGGTAGTATGCTAAGAAAATTAGGAATATACATGGATAAGAGGATGGATATAAAATTCCCTTTTAAGAGTAATGAGTGGAGTTTTATTGAGGATTTAAACACTCTTCGTAATAATATTGTTCATTGTAATGGGAGGATATACGATGATAGAAATCACAAAAAAGTAAATAAGGTTATAAAATCATATGAGTCTGTTAATCCTAGTTCTAGTAATGAAATAGTATTAGAACTAGAGTTTATTTTATATATGATTAATCAAGTTGAACAATTTGTATCGTTAGTATTAGAGGTTGCAAACACAAAAAAAGAAAAATGATTTTATTAAGGCCGCTGAAAAGGTGGTCTTTTTATATGCGGAATTGTAACTTTAAATGTGATAAAATATAATATAAAGATATGTAAAAATGCGAAAAATGGAAAAATATAAGGAGTATATAATGGGGAAAAAATACTATGAATTTATGAGTGGATTATCTTCGGAAGATTTATACGAAGGGCTTTTAGGGCATGGATTGTTTAGTGATAAACTACCACCGTTTTTAACATCGGAAATGTTTCTTGACTATTGTAATAAGCATGAACCAGAATTCGGTAACCATAAGAAGGAACAGTCGTATATCTTTTATGAAACTATGAGAAACATAAATATACCACGTTCTTTAGGGATACCCAATCCAATGTCTTACCAACGCCTTTGTTTACACTTAAAAAGTAATTGGACTAAAATAATAGAACATTTTAAAAATAAAACTCAGGACGAAGAATTTAAGATGAGCCGGATTCATATTAGAAAAATGAAAGATAATTCTAAGATTTTTAAGATGAATTATAGCGATTTTAAGAATGATGGAACGCCTGAGCCTGATCTATTAATCGGGAAAAAATACCAGGTGGATGCTGATATCTCTACGTGTTTTCCAAGTATATACTCTCATTCGATTGCGTGGGCGCTTGTAGGGAAAGAAACAGCGAAGCAGAACAAGAAAGATACAAAAATATGGTACAATAAATTGGATTTTTATACTCGAAATACTAAGAATGGTGAAACAAATGGATTATTAATTGGTCCCGATGCTTCAAACTTACTTTCAGAAATAATATTGACTTCTATTGACTACGAACTATATAAAGCGGGTTGGAGATATATAAGAAATATTGATGACTATACTTGTTATGTTACTAGTTATGAAAAGGGGCAACAATTTTTAGTGGAATTGTCACAACAACTTCGCTCTTATGATTTAATACTAAACCATAAGAAAACTCAAATCAGGCCCTTACCGATTGCTTCCGTTGAGCACTGGGTAAGGAAGTTAGATATTTATTCGAAATTTAATGAAAAAGAAATAGTTAATTTTAAAGATGTTAGAAGTTATTTGGATTTATCAATACAATTGATGCAGGAAAATAATAATAATTCAGCTATTTTAAACTTTGCAATAAAGGTACTATCGAAGAAAAAAATGACTTCCAATGCTATTGAGTATTATGTTAAAACTATTTTTCATCTTGCAACTATTTATCCATATTTAATTCCGTTATTAGAAGATAATCTGTTTAAGGTTTTTAAAGTGGAAAGAGAAGTAATTAGTGGGTTTTCTAAATTGATTTACGAAGAAGGTATGAATAACAATAATTTTGAAGCTGCATCTTATGCAATATATTATTCACTTAAATATGATTTTGTTATAGAGGAACTAGACTTTATGAAGATAAGAGAGAGTAATCATTGTATCTTATTGTTACTCGCTTTTTTATACTGTAAGCAATATAATTTGTCAGCAGAAATGACTAGGTTCAGGAAAATAGCTAACGAATTAAATAAAGAGGAAGAGAATTTTAATCGTAACTGGTTATTTGTATACGAAGTCTTATCTAAATCATCCTTAAAAGGTGATTGGAAAAAACTTAAAGAAAATAAGGTAAGGTTTGTAACTAATTTAAGCTAAAAACATGTAAGGGATTATACTGCAAAATGCTGTAAAGAAGAATAAGGGCATCGATTAAGGTAGCCCTATTTTTTTATATAATCCTCTTTTAACTTGCTCTCAATTTTCGTTACGTTTTACCGGTCACGATATAGTCCGATCTTTTGGTTATATATATGTATCGAATTGTTCCTTATTGAAAGTAGAATTATTTAATATACAATTTTACCTTTTGTTACGTTAAAATATTAATATATAACAAGAAGAATTAGTTATAAAAGGAGGTTGGTTTATATGGAAAAAGAGAGGGAAGAAGAGAGAAAAGAAAAGTGGATCACTATAAAATTTCTTTTGGAAAAGATGTTGGTAGAAGTCTTTATGTTAGGATTTGCTGCCTTCGTTGTATATACAATTATTAAGGAAATGTACGATGTAGACTTGATTTTATTAATAAATTCTATTTTAAAATCATTTCCCGTGGATAATGTAATTTTCATTATGATATTTTTAATTATGGGCATAATAATTACAAATTTTTATAAACGATATAAGTTTCTTGAGTTTTTAGATTTTTTAGATCGATTGAAAACGAAATCTGAAAATCCAAAAGCTCGTATTGAAGGTTGTATTGCAGAGGTAAATGGAAAGATTGATTCGTTAAAGTTAAAAGTTGATATATTAAAATCCTTTTCGCCAGTTCCAATTATACTTCTATTTATTGGAAGTTTATTTGAAAAAGGTACAGTCATTAATTTAAATTCCTACAGTTTGATAGTTTTAGCTACAGTGTTATTTTATTTTTGGTGGTTAACAAATGTTTATAATAAATTCTCAGTCGCTAGAAGAGAACTTGCTCTTTATGAAAAAAATTTGATTCAAATTGAAAATCCAGATTTCTTTTATAAGAAAATCAGCAGCTCAATACCTTCTCATAAAGATGTAGATTATTTAAAGAAAGATATCAGTGAATTGAGAAATCCATTAACTCAAAAAAAGAATAACGATAATGTGAATTGGTAGTAAAGCAGATGAAATATTTTTACATAGAGCTATAATGAATTTAATGGAATATATTTCATATATTAACATTTTTTAGGTATGATAGTTTAGTTGACTAATATATGTGAAGGTGGCTTTTTTATGAGTATTGAATGGGACAAAGTATTACCTAGTGTTATCGGAGCATTAACTGGCGGTACCATGTCATTATTAGGGTCGTATTTTTCTACGAGAAGACAAGCGAAAAAAGAGGAAGAGCGTAGAGAGTATAAGGAGAAAAGAGCTGAAAAAATAGCTCTAAAATCAGTCAAGCATGAGATTGAACAAAACAGCATTCGGTACTATCATTTCAAGCAATCGATGGAATCTTCAGGTTTAACTATTATTGATCTTAAGCAAAAAGGAATAGAATTTCCGATAAAAACAAGTAAATGGGAAGAACATAACGATGTGATTGAAAATATTGAAAGGGTTAATTTAGATTATATCGGTAAATTACGTGGGTTATATATGAATTTTTACCGTGATTTAAGTATAAAAATAATCTCTAAAGAAGTGGTAATTCAAATAGATAAACAAGCGGATGATGTGTTAAAAAAGATGAAAGAAACGCTTGAATTACACTATAAGTAGTAACTAAGAGAGTCCATTGCGGCTCCCGAAGCCATCGAAATATTAGACATAACGCGTGTGCGTATGAGTCAGTTAATTAAGCAGGGAAAAATTACGCCTGTGAAAAAGTTGGACAAGGTTAGTTTATTTTTACGGGCAGATGTCGAGGAGAAACGTAAGGAGTTAGAAGCGTTAAGAGAGAAGTACCAGCCGTATAATTCTGTGAATGAAGACGAATGAGGCCGCCAGTGATGGCGGTTATTTTTATGTTAATAAAGTAAACCTGGTGAAAAAGTTTTTTAACGATGCATAAATATTTGTTCTAATACAAATCTTATATTTTGATATGTTTTATGAAAGGAGATAACATTATGGGATGGAATGATATTAATTTAGGTGAGGCCCAGAGAAGGATTGAAGATGTTGGGAGGGCTGTAGGTAATGCTGTTGATGGCTTAGTAGATAATACAGTGGATGATATCGGGTATATTTTGGGTCAAGCGGGAGATTGTTTGCAGAATTTGGACAATATTAGAGTTCGTGTGATGAATAGAGCTGCTGAGTATCATACAGCTATCATGAGAATAATTGTTGATGCTGGAATAATACCGGCCGATTTAATTGAGGCTGTCTGGGAATTGATTTCAGGAGATTTAGCTGCTGATCCAAATCCACGCTTGTTTAAAATAATAGAACCTGAAAAGCTTGTTTATTCTGGTACTTCAGTAAAAGAAACAGACTTTAAAGAGGTTAATCCTAACGATCCACTAGAAGTAGGGCGAAGACCTTATGTGTTTATTCATGGGAAAAATTATGGATCAGGTTGTTTAGAAGCTTTTGAATTTTACAAGGATTTCGAAAAAAATATACAATGGTTTAAAAATGGAAAAGATTATTCTAATGTTGATTTTTATTTAGTAAGTTACGATACTAGAATGACTGATGAAAACATGACTCTAATTAGAAAAGCTATTTCAGCAATTACAGGTGGATTAGTTACAGGGACGGGAATGTTATTCTTTTGGGCGGTTATGTGGAGAGAATTAGAAAGAAGAGCGCAAATAACAGGAGATTATATACTACCATTATTGCAAAAAATGAATGATGCGGATGTTTATGGACGTATTATTAGTCATTCTTTAGGGTGTTTTACTGCTGCTCATATGTCTAGTAGGTATATTGATGAGAGACGAGGTGACCGACCGCCTGTATTTAATTGGCTATGCTTAGCTCCTGCTATACCTGCCAATGCTTTTACGAATACTGGAATGTTTGAAAATGCCCCAAGAGTTGCAGTCGGTCCTGATGGTCCTGGATATGGAACGAGTGTTTTTTATTCATATGGAGATTTAGTTCTTTTCGGATTGTATGGCTTACTTGCGAATTATCATACGGCAATGGGGAACATAGGTGCCTTAGAATCAAAACACCCTTTAAATAATATTGATGTTACTCACTTAGTTCGTGATGCACATCTGGGCTATGATTATTGGTCTCGAATAAAGCCAGAGTTACATCCTTTATGATTTCTTAGGAATTGTAATACTAATTTTTGCACCTGTAGTACCTATACGTAATAGGGAAACGAATGAGACGGGTTGGCTCCGTCCACCCTTCGTACTTATAACGAAAGGGGAAAACGAAAAATATGGGGTCTACTTTAAGAATTATCGATGTAACTACCGGTGAAGACTGTACACAAGAATATAGTTTAGTTAACCGTAAGCAAGCCGAAGGATATAAATGTGTTATTGAGGCGGAGAGATATCGTGCATTAACGAAAGATAGGGATAGGGAAGGGAGTCTAGGAACGAGGAGAAACGGAGAAAGTATCGAGAGTTTACGCGGATTCAGCCTGTAAAAACATTACGTAAATATACGAAGTGTTAGACGATGATGGTGGAAGAACGCTATACAACAAAGGGAAATACGATGGATTACTGACTCAAGAACAAGCGTAATATTACTTTATGCTTAGCGCAGTTACCGGGAATATATATAGGTGTGACCGCCGTTTTCGGCGGTTTTTGTTTTATCTAATAGAAATATAAAAAATAGCTTCTAAAGTATAATAAAGAAGAGTAAAAAAGATTATTAACACGGCAAGCCAAATGAAAACACCTGAGATTTTAATGAGTATATGATTGTTTTCTTTTAATACTATGTTAAATGCCCATAATATTCCATAGAGTATAAGGGAGCCAATTGATAAAACTGCTAAACCGAAACCAAGTCCTACCATAGATTTTATATTTATATTAACCAAAAATTGAGTTATGACTACTCCTAAAGAAACACCGAATATAGTGAATATACTACTAATTATACTTAATTTATCTGAAGCGTTTCCAGATTTATATGTATCAATAAGGTCTGGGAAAAAACTTTTTTTCTTACTCATTCAAATCTTTCTCTCCTTACGTATATTTGCAATTATAATATAATTACTGTTCTTACTTAACGAATAAATAGCTTGATAAAACCGCCATCTCCGGCGGCTTGTTTTATTCTGGGATATGAATAAGTAGAACGGCAAGCTTAATTTCACGATTTTTATCCCCGTTTATATGGAATCTATAATTCAACCAGGAATCATTTTGCTTATTTACGAACCCAAGGTAGTTTGGATGTGTTAAAATTTCCTCTTCAACGGTTCTAATCACCTTTGAAATGTCTTTTTGTTTAATAAACATAATTACAGCGGCTTTAGAATCACGCCATGTAAGATATCCTATCAATTGACTAATAGTGTCTAGGAAAACCTTTTTGCCTTTCCATATTTTACACTCACCTACAAAAATGTTTTCTCCTTGATACCTTAGAAGAATATCTGTTTTTCCACTCTTATTAAAAGTTTCACCACTTACTTCACCTTCAAAGCGGGGGGCTAAACTCATAAGTATATGATCGCGTAAATCTTCTTCACCTTTTTGGGAATAAGTTGAAGGTACTCTTTCAAACATAACTCCAGTATCGTGTATAACTTGTAAGATTTCATGGTAGTCCGTTGAAGAGATTGTCGGTTCTGGCTTGAATCCGTTCTCCGTAACGACTGGTTTTGGCGTTATTTTTTTACGTGCTGGAGTAGGTATGGAAAAGGTTTGAGGCACATTTTCTGTCTTTTTAATTGGAACTGATAAACTACTTAAGAAATTCTTGCGTTGTAGAATGTTTTGTTTTCTGGAATTAAACGCACTCTCTATATATTGATATAGAGAAGCATTAAATTCTTTTATTTGACTGTTTATCCTCTCTACTTTTTCTTGTAGTTCATGAATCAAACGATTATATTCTTGATTTACTTGTTCGGTAGATTGATCAAACAAAATAACATCATGTTTAATTGTATTACCGCTAATTTCTACAGTAGGGTTACTTAAACTATATGTACTAGGTCTCATTCTTAATAATGAAGTATCTCCCGAGAAAGGTATGTGAAAAGTGATTACTTGTTTAGAGTAGGATCTTCCAGGCTCTACAAAATAAGCAAACCCAGGGAAGTGTTCAGCCGGTATCATCTCTTCTCTTTCTGTTGCACATACTTGGTCTAGCAGTAAATTTAGAATATCTACTTTGAATGATTCTAATAGATAATTTTTATATTCAGTTTCATTACAATTTAAGATATAATTATCTGATTCATTCTTTATTTTTTGTTTAATTGAGTTGTGTAGCTCTCGTAAGTACTCGCTCAAGTCTTTTCCGGAAAATAAAGTATATTTTATCATCTAGTTCACTCCTTTATGTATTTAAAATAATTATAGAGTTTAAACTCATTTTTGTAAATTAATAGAAATCCCTTGCTGCTTTTTCCGGAAAAGTATGATTTTCTACTAATTTTTCTCCCTTTAGTTATCTATACGTAATAGGGAAAAGCTAAACTTCCCACTTTACGTATTTTAATCGAAGAGGGTAGCGCTGAAGTGTTAACGTTCGCTACAAACGAAGAAGCAGACGACTACAATTATGAATTTGAGAATACACTATCCGACAGATTTACGCGCCGCGTCGTTAAAACAAACGAATACTTTAACTAAACTTATGCGCGGGCGAAATGCCCGCCTTTTTATTTTACTTTAATTTAACGGAGGTTTTATATATGGAAAACAAAGAGTATTTCTATTGTTATTCGCCAGCACTACACGTATTCTTACGAGAACGCAATATACGCTATATCTGCATGGCATTAAACGAAAATACATTACGTAAGTTTTGGCAGTATAAGAGTTCGCCAGAATTAGACGAAGCACTAGCTACTTGGGCAGCGAATAAGCCTAAGTAGCTTTTTATATACGTTAGGTAGTTTGTTTATATCGAATATATTTTATATGGAGGTTTTATATATGGAAAACGAAAAACAACGTGCACTACCGTTTGATTTATCGAAAGGGTTCACGGCTATACCTAAGGCGGTAATGCGTCACTATACGTACTTACCTGGGTTTAATGGGAATGTTGTTTTAGTGTACGGATATATTATTGCTATGTATAACCCGCAATATGGATACGCATTTCCTACGCATGATCAGATTGGATTAGCGTTGAATATGTCGAGGAAGACAGTCGGTAAACATATCGCTGTTTTAGAGGAAGCTGGACTTATCGAAGTAAGTAAGCGTGGTGGGAGCACTAATGATACCTATACGTTACTTAAACCGATAGAGGATGAACGTGAATTTTATTCGAGGTTTCCGCAAGCGTGGGAAAAACGTCAGAAAGCGGAAGTAACAACGGGGAAAGATGTTAAAGAGCGTTATGAAAGAAAGGTTAGGTACGAAGATAGTAGTGACGATATCATAGCGTATTTGTAATACGATTAATCCAATGAGTAATTATTACACGTCGAATGAGTAATTTTTACCCATTGAGTGTGTACTTTTTACTCCGTATATATATTTACTATATAGACTTACTATAAAGATTTACTATTAAGAGATATTCGGTATGTATTCACTAACGTTCATACATACCGGTAATCCTTTTCTAACGAAAAGAATTACTATCTTATATAGTCGATAAAGTACTTATATAAAAGATACTTCGCTAATTTGTAACAAAGATAAAACATAATTGTATTGGTGGGACGGCGGATTACTATCGGTGTGGTATTGCGTATATCGGAAGCTAATATGAAACAGTACATTTACGTTATATATAATAAGAAGAAACTCGGTTAGTATTACGTCAACGGGACGCTATGTATTTCCGAATTACCAGTCGATACCTTCACGAAGGAGACGCCTGGAAAACATCAACCCTAATGTTGTATAACGTATTCATTATTCCTTTATTCACTTGATGAATAACCCGCATGATATCAACGTTTGTTAACTATGCATAAACGATATAAATAGCATGCAGTAACGGTAAGTAGTACAAACGTTGATATGACACGGTTTATACGTAATTGTAACCAATTCGATTACTTCATATAACATGAATTATGTAAACTAAAAATGAATAAAATAATGCATAAAAAGAAGCGGGTAAAATAGCCCGGGGGCATTCGAAATGAACGACGGCGTGCAGGTCCCGAACGATTTCTTGCAAATTTTAAAACCTCGGGTCTAACGAAAGTGCCCAATAACTTACTCGGAATCTATAAACGTAATCTATTACGAATACAAATACACTACGATTAATTTACGTAGTCGAAACGTTAGAGTTTTGTCTACGTTTTTTTGTGTTTAAAACGGAAAGGAGGATGTTACATGAGCGATAAAAAACGACGCCTTGAGACGCAACTTACTCGTGAACAAATTACGGCAGCAACTTTATTATCGATTAATAAATTCTTACCGAAACCAAATACAATTGATGATCCAGAGGAATTAGCGAGAGCAAAAGAAAACGGACAAGTTCGATTAAACCTCGAAGAAATTGCTGAAAAATCGAACATCAGTACACGACAACTTTATACGTGGCGGCATCGTGATAGTAACTTTATTGAGTACGTCAATTTACTTTCTTCAGACGCTTTTATGTCGCATCTACCTGACGTAATGCAAAAACATCTTGATATGATGTTAAAGGGCCAAGGTTCGATGAAAGGTATTGAGTTATTCTATAAATTCGGCGGCTTACTAGTTGATAAACAAGAAGTTAAGACGGAATCAGCGGATGGCGGCTTAACGATGGAAGAACGTCTTGCCCGCTTAAAAGAGCGTACGGGCGGCGGTCAGTAATGGCGTGGCTTGATGGTAAATGGTTGGCTAGGCAAGAACGCCAACAAGCGATAAATGATCGTTTATTATTACGAAAAGAATATGAAAGACTCGCTTTAAAAGGCGATTTGTTAGAGCACGATCTCACACAATGGGAAGTGTTGGAGGATGAATTAGAAAAGTTACAACGAGTGCAAGATTGCGAGCACGACGTACTACGTTTTACCTACGAATACTTTTCCGATGAATTAAACCCTGATAACGAATCGAATTTAATTCCGGCGGGACAGACGTTAGAAAACGCAGCTGATTTCCACGTAACGCTTTGTTCTTTACTTGACGATATCACTGAAGGAGTAACGAAAAGTAACGTAGGTTGGTCGGTAGGACGTCGCCATGCTAAAACCGCTTACCTTTCGAATTCTTATTTGTGTCACCAAGTTGTTTATCGATTGCAGAAATATATCGTAGAAGTTTCCGAAACGACAGACGTAGCAGGTGATTTCATTAAGTGGACGGTAAACCAGCTCAAGTTTAATGAAAAGTTACGTAAGGATTTCGGTGGAATATTACATCCAAAGCCGTCTATGAATGAAGTCGATAATAAATATGAATTTATTACGTCTACTGGTACGAAAGTTGAAGCGAAAGGTATCGGGACTCAGATGCGTGGTTTGCGTCATTTATCTGAACGCCCAGGCCTTTTCATATTGGACGACTTAGAAAGTGGAGAAAATACGAATACGCCAGAGTTACGAGCAAAGAACTTACATTGGTTCCGTTCCGAGATGATTGAAGCGTTGGGTTTCGGTGGTATTTGCGTTTACATGGGTACTATTGTTCATTATGATTCGTTGCTGAACCACGTACTAACCAAGCGTAAAGATTTTATATCACGTAAATTCCCGGCTATCTTATCGTGGTCAGAGCGGGAAGATTTATGGGAAGAGTGGCGAAAGCTCTACAATGCAGACGAAAAAGACGCGGTAGATCAAGCCAACACCTTTTACGAAGCAAATAAAGATGAGATGCTACGTGGGACGCGGGTATTATGGCCACAAGCATATGATTATAAGTATTTCATGGAGAAACGCGAATCGATGGGTGCTCGAGCATTCAACCAAGAATATCTCGGAAATCCTGTCGATGAGGAATCGCAGGTGTTCGAACCCGAATATTTCACGTACTGGACTGATAAGGATATAGAAAACAACCAATTAGAATACTATTGCGGGATTGATTTCGCCATGGGCAAGGAAAAAGGCGATTATTCCGTTATTTTAACCGTTGGGCGGTCACCTAACGGTATTTTTTATGTCGTTGATACGTTTATCGAACGAGTACATCCAGATATCTTATTGCAAAAAGCGGTAGAGAAATCGCTGCAGTATCAATATTCGGGAATAGCAGTAGAGGCCCAGCAAGCACAGGAATGGTTCGCCGATAAGTTATCTGAAGCTTTAAGGAAAGCGGGTTATCCGGCTCTTACGCGTATGAAACAGATAAAACAAAGAACTCGTAAATCATTACGTATTGAATCATTATTACCGGATATTCAATCTGGACGTATCAGATTCAAACGAGATCAACGCTTATTATTAGAAATGCTTGAAATGTATCCGAATCACAACTATGACGACGGGCCTGATGCTTTACACATGGCGTTTTCAGCAGGTGGTTCACGATCAAAACGTAAAGCTGGGAACGCGGGTAACTATCGATATTAAAGAAAGGAGGTATCATATGCGAATTTTCCCTGATAGGAATCTATTGAATCCCATCGAATATGTCGTCCCTATACGTACAGCATTAGGAGACACCGAATGGCAAAGAATCCTTGATGAAATCAGGCTATATCGACGATATGACGGAGACTTGAATATTTGGTCTGATTATACAAAGCCGTCACAACTAGATTATGAGCCTACGAAATTAGAACTTAATTACCCACGAAAGATAGTCGATACGATTGCGGCTTGGCAATTCGAAAAAGAGCCGAAAGTAACAGTTCCGCCCGATGTTTTAGATGATCCGGCGTTAATGATTCAGCCAGGATACGAACCGAGTGAAGAACAACAGACGGAAAACAGTCGAGCAAAAGCAAAAGAGCGATTATTAACACGGGTTTGGGACGATAATCGAATGCACGAAAAACTACTTGCCGCAGCAAAAGACCGTTCAATTTCTAGAACGGGTGTTTACGCACGTATTCATTTCGATAACCGACGTGGAGAATTTAAAATTATTTGGCATCCATCTACGGAAGTCATTGCGGTTTACAACGAATGGGATAAGGATCAGTTAGATGCTGTACATTTCATTGCATGGCTTGACGATGAGCAGACTCGATTATGGAAACTCTCGTATTACTTGGTCTGGCACGAAAAAGTTGGAAAATATGATTGCGAAATAGAAGAGGCTGTCCATGACGGAGATTTAAGCGTACAGGAGTCGAGGATTGAGCGTTCATCAATGGGGCTCGATTTTATTCCGGTAGTGCACGTTCCCACCGAGAAACTAAGCGGTCGAACTACCGGTTACAGTGAATTAGAAAAAACGATTGAACTGTCCGAAGAGATTGACCGTAAGATGTCGGATTACTCGGATGCAATTCGTTTTGAGATGTTCGCTATTAATCTACTTGTTAATGTAGACGAGGACCCGAAGAATCCGTTACAAATCGCTCCAGGTGCAAAATGGAATCTCGGCGATGGAGATAAAGAAAGCGGAGTGCCTAGCGCAAGTAAGTTAGAAAGTGGATTTAAGTTTAAAGAAACGATTGAAGCATATCTTGACCGTTTGCAAAAACGACTACATGAAAAAGCGGAGGTACCAATCGTAAATACAGCCGACATGAATACAGGTGGCATTAATGACATGGCCATCCAACTTATGTTCAGCTCGATTATATCGAAGACGCAACGTTCATGGGTAATATGGCAATCGCGTTTGCAGACATTAAACGAATATATCCTTCGATATATGAAAGCGAGAAAAGAGCACCCACGTTTTAAATACGATAAGGAAATGCTTGCAAAGATAGACAACTATTACTCTAGCGAGATTATTTTCGGATTACCTTTACCGCAAGATCAAAAAACGTTAATTGAGCAATTAGGAGAAGAAATATCCAACGAAATCGAATCTATTAAAGGTGCTATTACACGAAGTGGTAAAGAAAATGCAGAACAGAAGTTTATGGAGATTATTCAAGAACGTCAACTTAAAAGACAAACACAGGACCCTTATAAAGAGTGATATAAATAGGCCTTACGGAATGGCATTAAACTTTCAGATGAATAAAACCATAGCCGACGGGCTTAAAACGGTTGGAGGCAATAACATGAGTGAAGTAGTAAAAGAGGATGTTGTCGTAACGGATATAAAGGAAGATACGAAAACTCTTACACAAGAACAGGTCGATGAAGTAGTTGCTAAACGACTTGAACGTGAGCGCAAAAAATACGAAGACTATGATGATATTAAAGCGAAATTAGTTGCGTTTGAGCAAGCGGAAGAAGAACGAAAGAAACAAGAAATGACTGAAGTGGAACGTTTGCAAGCTGAAAAAGATGAAGCGGCTAAAAAAGCGATTGAAGCTTCCGAATTAGCGCAGAAAGCACAAGAAAAGGCAAACGCTCGAATCTTGAATACGGAAATTAAAAGTGTTGCACGATCTTTGAATGCAAATGATCCAAACGATGTTTTAGCGCTATTAGATAAGTCAGAAATTAAAGTCGATGAAGAAGGAAACATCCAGGGCGTAGAGTCAGCAGTCGAGTCTTTAAAAGCAAGTAAGCCGTGGATGTTCAAACAAGTAATCGGAGTAGATGCGTCAGGCGGTTCTAATCCCGTAACCAATCCGAAAGTTAACGAATTATCAGTGTTAGAAAAAGAATTAACAGAAACGAAGGCTGAAGCGTTAAAAAATCCAAAGCTTGCTGGTAAGGTTACGCAATTATATAACAAAATACTCGAATTAAAATCGAAGAAGTAGATCAGTCGTTGGCTCCAAACCGACGGCTTTTTTATATTAAAAAACAATTAGGAGGCTATTAAAAATGGCAGTAGCAAATACTTATAATTTCCAACAACAGGTTCGTCAAATGCAGGCGAATGTAGACTTAATTCTTACGAAAGCACCGGTGTTATTCGGTCTAATTGGAACGGGGGAAGCACTTACCCAAACAAAATTCGAATGGCAGAACGACTATTTAAATAGTGATACAGGTATCGTCAAGACAGCCGCAGCGGTAGATGTAACAGAATTAGTCTTAGAAGCAGGCGAGGCACGTAAATTTACAGAAAATGCATTAGTACAAAATGGTCTTGAGGTATTACGTGTCGTATCAGTGGATGAATTAACAAATAAGATCACTGTTCAACGTGGTTATGATGCTACAACACCTGAAGCAATTACAGCTAAAGCAGAATTAAAAGTAATCGCTAGACCACGTCCTGAAGGTGAAGATACTTTCCGTAAAAATGAAATTAATGACCGTTTAGTATCGTTCAACTTCTCGCAAATCTTCTCTAGATACGCTTCTGTATCTCGTACACAACAACAAGTCAATACTTACGGCGTAGAGGACGAGTTAGATTATCAAGTTAACTTACGATTACAAGAATTAATTCGTGAAGCTAACAATTCACTGATCTATGGACGTAAATATATCGGTTCAGGACAACAACCACGCTCAACAGGTGGTTTATTTGCTTTCGCTAGTGAACAGGGTTCACACGTTCAACAATTCGGTGGTAAAGAAATCGATGCTAAATCCCTAAATGATGCAGTTGAGCAAGTGTTTGTACGAGGTGGTTCAGCGAATACAATTTTATGCGCTCCGAACGTTGCTCGCCAAATTACCAAATTAGGTGGAGATACTGTTCGTACGACTCGTCAGGACACAACAGCAGGTTACCAGATCTTATCATTCGTTTCTGATTTACCAGGCGGTGCAATTTCTAGTGTCGTAGTTGATCAAAATATGCCGAAAGACCGTGCTTTATTACTTGATACTAATAACATTAAAGTTCGTTATTTAACTCCGATCTATGACCAAGATGCAACGTTACCTGGGGGAGACTACTTCTCTCGTGTAATTCGTGGAGAACTTGGTTTCGAAATTAAGAACGCAAAAGAATCCATCGCAGTTCTTAGTGGTATTTCTAAGACAGTTGCATAATTATGGGCGGTTATAAACCGCCTTTTTATTTACTTGGAAGGAGTACGATAAATGCCTATTTCAGAAAACGAAGTGAAGCGTCTAAACGTATCGATGCCAGTCGCTAACGACGTTAAGTTGGGTGAAATTATAAAGTCTTTGCAAGAGTCTTCGAGTGGTGTGATAACTGTGACTTGGTCAGATATCGACGGTAAACCGAGCACATTTCCACCTTCTACTCATAATCACACAATCGCTAACGTAACAAGTCTACAAGCTTCACTTGACGCAAAGTTAACCGCAAGCAAAGTAACATCTCAAGCCAATAGTACCGCAACCGACGTAGCTGGGCTTATCACGGATTTTAACGCGTTACTAGCGAAGCTTAAAGCGGCGGGGGTGATGAGTTAATGGCTAAATACAAAACGTTACCAAATTATGAAGTAATTCGTCCGAAGCTTCATATTCAGTTCGACTCGCAGGGGTTTTACGTAACATACGACGAATCAGAGATTGAATATTTGGACGGAAAAAGTCCTTTTATCGAGCGTGTAGATGTACCGGAAGCGGAGGAACCCCAAAAGCCTAAGCCGCGTGCTAAAGCAGCAACGAAAAAGTCAGAATAACGGAGGTGACGCCAAATGACGGTGTCAGAACGATTGCAGTCTCGATTATCAAAGGTTCCAGGCGTTACGTCGACTGACATTGACGCTTGGCTAGCCGAAGCTTTAGTTGAATCAGATTTTACCGAAGAGGATAACGCTAATGCGGTATTTTATCTTGCGCTTACGTTTGCTTATGAAGCTATCGCAGCAGATTCGGCTCGGTTCTTTAAATATACTGATGGTGAAGAAGCTGTAGATAAATCTATGATCTTCACAAATTACCAAAGATTAGCGGCTGACGCACGTAAACAATATCGAAAATACAGACGTGGCAAAGGCGCTAGTCAGACATTTGCAAAGAGAGCAGATTGGAGGTAGTTTCGTGAGCGATTTACAAGGTGAATTTGACGAAGCACTCGGTAAGATATCGAAGCAATACGAAAAAGAAAATGAAAAACAAGTAGAAGAGACGGTAGGCGCCATTATGCTAATCCGTCTTTTTTTGCTGGACTTAATTAACGATTACCAAAAAGACGGTGTAATTAAACGGGGTAGACTTAATGCCTTATTACGGGATTTAGACTATTACGAAAAGGAGTTTCGCAAGAAGGCAGGAGTGTCATTCGAAAAAATGATAAATGATACGTCGAATTGGACAACTTCTAAACTCGCAGAAACGCCATTGAAAATAAAGGATTTAAATTCCGTAAATAAGCAAGTTGTGAGGTATATGTTAAAACGGAGAGGAGAAGACGGTTTAGTCTTGTCTGATCGAGTGTGGAATCTAGCAGGTGACATGCGAGCAGAATTAACGACGGTAATACGGCCGGCTGTACTCAAAGGTGAAAGCATTAGTTCAATTTCTCAGAAAATACGAGAAGTACATGATAACGCGAAATGGAAAATCGAACGTGTAGCAATTACGGAGAGTAATAACACGCACCGAGCAGCCACGATCTACAACGGAAACGAGAGTAATATCGTTACAGGTTACAAGATTGTAGATAACGGGCATCGACATCGGTACCACTCGCGGCATATGTGTTACAAGTTAGCTAGGCGTGACGCTTACGGATTAGGTCCGGGTAGATATCCGAAAAAGATACCTGAAAGTTTGCTAACTCAATTGATTAGTCCGCATCCTCAGTGTTCATCTCGTTTAAATTACATTATCGGTGAGGAGGAGTAACGAGTGTTAACCGAAAAAGACATTGAACAAATTCGAGCCAATCGTGAATTAATCGAACAGAATCGTCGTGAACCCATTGTTATTTGGCGAAAAGGAATGACGGAAACTGATCCAATTACAGGTGAAGAAATTCCGGGTGAAGATATTCAAGAAACAGTACAAGTCGTTTGGAAAAAGTTCACGTTAGAAGATAAAGCAAAGTTTTTAGGAACTGATGTAAAAGAAGGTGAAGCACTTGTTACTTTCCGTCTCGATATTAATTTAAATGACGTCAATTACCTCGAGAGAAACGGCATTAAATATGTAATCATGCTGATTGATGAACGAGGATTAGGCGGAATAAACCGTCGAGAAGTAGTCGTAAAGAGGGTGATTTAATGAAAGTCAGTGCACGAATCAAAGGCATGGATGATATTTACCGCATGATGAATTCTGATCGTTATAAAACGCCTGTTGCGAATACCGTTGAAAAGCATGCGAGATTACAAGCGAACACAGCTTCTAACAGAGCTCCTGTTGAATCCGGTAATTTAGCGGGAAGTATTCCGCCAAGTGTAAAACCTTTAAATGGGGATAAAACTGGATGGTTGTATGGTTCAGATATTGAATATGCAGCTGTTCAAGAATATACTCACAAAACGAAAAAAGGTTTTATGCGTAAAACGATGTTTGAGGGAGAGCAACCATTAGTTACTGACTTAGAAAAAGCGATACGACGAACAGCGAGAGGTCTATAGTATGACTACAGTAAATGATGTGATGTATTCACTAAAAAAAGCGCTAGAAGAATTCGCTCCGACCACTTGGATATATGATGGCGTTTCTTTAACTGGAAAAGAAAAACCGTTTCTTACGGTGGAGTCATTAACAGGAACTATCGACAGATATTCAAAAGATAACTACGCACGAAATCATTTAATACAAATCGGTGTGTATTCCGATACAGTATCTAACCGAAATGAATTACAAGATAGAATCATCGACCGACTAGAAAGGCGGCCTATCGACTTGTACAACACAAGTTCAAAGGTACCTAAACTAATCGGTTTTTTATATGCAGAAGTTTCGTCATGTGAGCCTATTCCGCAAGCGGATGTCACCCAAGTAACGGCGAAACACCTTAGCTTTATCACAATTAGGATTTAAATTAAGGAGGAATACTGATGGCTGAAACAACAGTAACAACAACAGCACAAGCAGCATCACCAGAATTTAAAGGGAAAGAAACGTTATATTTAATCGATATCCCGCAAGCAGATAGCACTTCTAAAACAGTTCGATTATTTAACCAAACTTCAGGTTCCCGCTCTATTGAAGCCGGTGAAATTGAATTAAAAACAAAAGATAAATCCGGTAGTGATTACGGGGATGTAACACAGTCTGTATCTATCGAGGGCGTAAGTACAGAAGGTGATGAAGCACTTGATTATATTGAGGAAGCAATTACGAATAAGAAACTGGTTAAAATCCACGAAGTTTCTTTACGTAGCGCAAAAGCTGGTGAGTACAAATCGAAAAGTGGAACATTTATGTTAAGTAGCGTTGAACTTTCTCATGAAAATGAAGAGTTCTCTAAGTACTCTATTGAAGCTAAGTTAAACGGTGGTCTGTCTGTAGGTAAAGTTACTACAATTCCACCTGGAGCACCTGACGGTTCGGTCGTTCAACCATAAAGAATTCATGAGTAGGCGAAGTCCCCTTCGCCTATTACTTTTATAAAAAAATATCAACTTATTAATGGAGGTTTTTATAAATGACTAAATCATATACACGCTTTGAAGTAAAAGGAAAAGAATATGAACTTAAATACGGTTTTGAAGCAATCAAATTAATCGATAGTAATGGTGGCCCATTCGAATTTGTACAAAAAGCAATGCAAGGCGGTCTTGAAGATTTCGTTAACGTAATTTATTACGGATTAATCCATACAGGTGAAGGTATCACGCAAAAAGATATTGAGGCAGAAATTGAACGCCAATTATTATCTGAAGAGTTATCTTTTGATGACATCTTAAAGTTCAATAAAGCAGTTGTTCTTAATAGTTTTTTCTTCCAGAAGACCGTGAACAAATTACTAGCGAGCATGGGCGAGAAAGAGAAGAAAGCGTTCGAGAGTCTGTACGAATAAACATCGACGATTTACAGGCAGATTGCTTTCGGTATTTCGGTATGTCAACGCTTGAATCTAAACGGATAAGCATTAAGGAGTACCACATTATGCTTACCGGCTATCGTGAGCGTCTACTTGATACTTATGAGATTGCTAGTGTTCAAGCGCTATTTTACCGAAACGCTCAGAGTGAGAAGGTAAAGAGTCTAGATGATATATATAAGCGTCCTGAAAACGCTCGAATGTTAGAAGCGAAGGAAAAAGAGCGTGAGCAACTTACGAAAAAGATTCACGCAAACGAGTCTTTATTCGATGATATCGAACGGGCGTTACGAAGTCAAAACGGAAAAGGCGGTGAATAGTTATTAGTCAAAACAGAGTAGAAGTGCAGTTATTAGCTGATATATCGTCGTTACGGAGTAGCTTAACACAAGCAACCCAGCTTTGGCGTAATTTTCATCAAGCAGTAAGTCAGCAAATAAATATACCAGCTCCTAATATTCCGTCCCCACCGCAAATACCTAGACCATCGCCACCACCACCGCCTGATATGTCAGGTTGGCAACGGACGTTTCAAAATGTAAGTAATCAAGCACAGGAAATGGGACGTAGGATACAATCAGTTGGACAAAATATGACGACGGCGTTTGCACCACTTGCTTATGCTTCTGGTAAAGCTTTCGGAAGTATGATTAAAAACTCGATGGAATTCGAGCAACAAACGAGAAAAGCGGCCGTACTTACAGGCGGTGCATATGGACAAGTTAAGAAAGATATATTAGAAATGGCGACCAGCTCCGTATATTCAACTGGACAAGTAGCGGCGGCGTATGCGGAACTAGGGGCGAAAGGATTCGAAGCAGCGCAAGCAACTGACGCATTGCCTGGTGTTTTATCAGCGGCAGCAGCGTCGGGTGAGGACCTTGGTATGGTAGCTGATACGATAACTTCCGCATTAAATGCATTTAGTATGGAAGCGAAGGATAGTGGGCACGTAGCGGACGTCCTTGCTCAAGCAGCAAATGCAACCGCCGCAGGCGTGTACGATATGCAATATGCCTTTAAGTACGCGGCAGGTCCAGCAGCACAGTTGGGTATTGGAATGGAAGAACTTGCAGCATCCGTCGGCATTATGTCTAACGCGGGTATCAAGGGTGAAACGGCAGGTACAGCGTTAAGATCGGCAATGCTCCGTTTAGTTAAACCGCCGAAAGCAGCGGCGAATATGCTGAAAGAGTTAGGAGTTACTACGACTGACAGTAGCGGGAATATGAAGTCACTCTCTCAAATTATCGGTGAACTACAAAAAGGTATGGAAGGAATGACAAGCGCCCAAAAAGGTGCAGCGTTAGCTACGATATTCGGTACAGAAGCTGTTTCTGGTATGATGGCACTTGTTTCAGCAGGCCCGGAGAAAATCGATAAATTAACGCAATCTCTCATTAAATCGGATGGTGCTTCGAAAAAAGCAGCGGACTCGATGCTTGAAGGTTGGGCTGGTGCGATAGTTAAAATGCAATCGTCAATCGATGTAGCAGCTCGTGCATTTACGGATGCTTTAGCGCCCGCAATTTCGGTTATTGCTGACGTTATTAAGAAATTAGCTGATGGATTTAATGGATTATCTCCGACGATAAAAACGGTGATTGCTACAGTAGCTACAGCCGTTTCAGTATTTACAGTCTTCATGGCGGTACTAGGAGTTTTTATTAGTAGTATAGGAGCCACAATAACAGCGTTTGGTGCGTTAGTCGGTTGGCTAGGTAAAAGCACAATGGTCGCGAAACTTGCGAGTGCGGCAATGGTGGGATTACGAGCAGCCTTCACATTTCTAACGGGACCTATTGGTGCAACTATTGCAATTTTAACCATACTAGGAACGGCACTCGTCCAACTATACAAACACAACGAAACATTCCGTAACGCAGTAAATAGCGCTTGGGAATCGATTAAAACTACAACTATATCAGCCGTGGAATCTATGAAAGCGGCATTTGACTCATTTGGTGCGTATCTTGCAACAATCCCCGCTAAATTTTCAGCGATGGGCGTTGCGATAGGTGCCTTTTTTAGTTCTGTAACCGCTACGTTAAGCGGTATAGGTCAGAGTATAAGTGGGGCTTTCGGTTCAGCTATTGAAAGTTTAACCGCCAAGTTTTCGGGAATGGGAGCAGCGATTTCACCGGTTGTAGATTTTATAAAAGCATCGTTCTCATCAATCGGTAACACAATCGCTACACTAACACCATTAATTGTACGTTTAGGCTTATCGTTTTTAGGTGTGTCTGGTCCTATCGGTTGGGTAATCGCTATTGTCGCTTCATTAGGTGCTACGATTTTTAAACTTGTGAATACGAATGATCAGGCAAAAGCAGCGTTAATGTCAGCGTGGGAATCAATTCAAAGTGTATTTAGTACGGTTGCTTCCGTAATTATGCCGATAATTACTTCGCTAGCGCAAGGTTTTATCGATGCATTTGCGCCGTTAGCACCGGAGTTTCAAAAGACCGGCCAAGTCATCATGGAAAGTTTTGCATCGCTACAGCCAGCATTTGCAGAGTTAGGTGCGGCATTTGGTGAATTAGGAACGACTATTATGAGTCTTTTTGGAGACGTTGTAAAACAAGTAATGCCGGTAGCAATGGACTTGTTTAAGTTATTCGGCGAAAACATACAATTAATCATGCCTATGGTTACGGATCTAATGAAACTATTCGCTGATACAACGATTGAAATTATGCCTGCAATTACGCAAGTAGTCCAGGAGCTATCTCAAATGTTTTCAGAATTAGCGGCTGAAGTAATGCCGATGCTTTCACAAGTAGCACAAGAAGTGTTCCCGACAATATTAAACGTTATCCAAGCATCAGTTGGTGTATGGGTGATGCTTATAAAGACTTTCGGTGAAATTCTTGTAATTGTAGCGCAAGAGATGATACCGGTCATACTTACGGTTGTTCAAGAGGTATTTCCTATCATTCAATCGATTATTGAGACGGCTATTCCTATAATCATAGAAGTTATTAAGTTGTTCGGGGAAATTATAACGATAGTTGCTACGACTGTAGTTCCGCTTATCTTACAAGCGGTGCAAGAGGTCTTTCCGGTAATTCAAGCAATTATTCAGGCTGTAATTCCTATAATTTCAGCATTGTTACAAGGTGCAGCCGAGATTATTAAAGGTGTATTAATTCCAGCGATCCAATTCATTTTACAGATCGTGCAGTCGGTATTCCCAGCGGTAATGAGTGTTATTAAATCTGTTATCGGCATCATTACGAACATTATCAAACTATTTACATCTATATTGAAAGGTGATTGGAGTAGCGCATGGGATGCGGTTAAGGGAATTACGTCAAATGTAATGTCGTTGATTAAAAGCATTATCGATGGAGCGATTTCCTTAATAGGTGTAATCGTACGTAACGGGTTGAATTTAGTCCAATCGATTTTCTCTAGCGTATTAAATGCGGTATGGAATGTAGTCAAATCTATATTCGAGGGAATACGTAATGTGATTTCATCAGTAATTTCAGCAGTAGGGAATATCATTTCTGCGGGTTGGGATGCAGCTAGTTCCGCAACGTCTAGTATCTTAGATGCGATGTCTAATACGATATCAAATATATGGAATAAGATCATCTTGTTCTTAAAAGGGATTAACCTAATGGATATCGGTAAGAACATTATGGAAGGTATGCTAAATGGTATAACTTCGATGGCTAGTCGTATTTGGGACAAGGTAACCGAGATAGGTAACGGTATTAAGGACAAGCTTACCGGACTATTTTCAATTCACTCTCCTTCGCGTTGGATGCGCGACATGATCGGCGTGAATATGATGCAAGGCTGGATTAACGGTGTTGACGGAATGAAAAGTTCGGTGCAACGTACGACGCAACAGATGGCGGACTGGATGAAGCCGGAAATGTTAGCGGTGGATACAGGTGCTTCCATACCGAGAGGAGTAAGTGGGTTAGGTGCGTATCAATCAGCTAAACCTACACCAAGCATGTATAAGCCGAGTCAATACGAAAACCAACCGTCTAGAAATAAGGAACCAGCGAATATTAACATACAAATAGGTAAACAAGAGTTTGCGCGATTCGTTGATGATATTACTGGAGAGCAAGAAGCTGTGAAAAAACGGAAAGAATTATTTTAAAGGAGGGCGGTAGATTGCTAGTTTTTAATGGAATCAATTTAGAAGAATACTTCGAGCAAAAATATGAAAAAGGATTTTTTATGGTTAACGATATAAGAGGTCGCGGGATTTTAAGTGACGAAATTGATGAGTTAACGGTACCTCATCGCCCAGGTTCATATTTTTTGAATAAAAGGACTCCCAAGAGGGTATTAGAAGTAGATTTCTCTCTTAAGGGAGTCTCTCTTTTTGAACTGAGGAAACGAATAGACGAATTAAATGGTTTATTAGATACAGAGGAACCTGTAAAAATCATCTTCACAGACGAACCAGATATTGTGTATTACGGGACTAAGGAATCTGTAGCGGAGACTTTAGAAAAATCTAATATTCATCAAGCGACTATTACACTAATATGTCCAATGCCGTATAAGTTAGGAAAAGAGCAAACGGTTGATTTCAAAAAAGAAGTTAATGGATTAGTTGCTAATATCCAAAATAAAGGTACTGTCCATTCTAACCCTATCATTGAGATTGATATTACGAAACCAAACACATTTTTAGATGTATGGTTCAGTGGGGCATCTTTAAGTGAGCGAGATTATTTCCGTATTGGAATGCCATTAAAAATGGAGCAATTGCCTGTAGAAAGAAATCAACGTCTTATATGGGATGAAATGTCCACAATTGTAGGATGGAGTAAGGTTAGTTCTATGGAAGACGGTAATCCAATTGGCGAAATGAAATCAGATAGTTACCAATTCTATTGTTCGGACTACGGTTCAGGAAACGGATGGCATGGCGCGGCTGTTAAAAAGAGTATTCCTGGTGGGCCAGTACAAGATTTTATTATGCAAGCCCACGTTACATGTAAGAGTAAAAAGATCAATGAAATGGGACGAGTTGAGATAGCAATACTCGATGAAAACAGCAAAGTTCTTTCGAAAATTGCTATGAATGATCTTTATTGGCAAGCTGAACAAAATTTTGGAACGATGGTAATTGGATACGATAACAAGCCTGGGAAAACAGGGCTGATTTATGAGAGTGGTGATTATCCGAATACATGGAATCAATATTTTGGTCGATTGTGGATAGCTAGAACAGGAAATGTATGGGAAGCGTATATTTCGAAATTTCTCCCTGGGACAGAAAAAGATGATTCAGAGCGCTTTGCAAGATGGACCGATAAAGACAATAAACATATGGAAAAAGCAGCTCAAATACAGATTAGTATCATGCAGTGGCAGGATGTAGCACCGGTAGAAGCGATGTCAGTTTCTGATTTGAAATTTTGGAAAGTAAATTTAAATAATCAAAATACACCGCCTTATATAGTCGATGTTGGTGACAAAGTCGTGATTGATACAGAAAACAGTCATGTCAGTATTGAAGGGAAAAGCGCTATTAACATAAAAGATTTTTTTAGTAATTTTCCTATTATCAATAAAGGCACTAATAAACTTGAAATCATGCCTTCCGATATAGGAACAGCAAAGGTTAAATATAGGGAGCGATTTAGATGAGAACACCAAGCGGAATACTTCATGTTGTTGATTTCAAAACGGATCAAATCATATCAGTTATTCAATCAAAAGATTATTGGGGGGATAACCGTCATTGGGAAATCAAGAATAACATTGATATGCTAGAGTTCAAAACTTTTGATGGTACTCCACATGCATTTACATTACAACAACAGAACTTAGTCTTAAAGGAAGTACGTAATGGCTGTATTGTTCCGTATGTTATAAATAACGAAGTTGAAAAAGACTCAAAGGATAGATCAATCACCGTACATGCTTCTGGTGCCTGGGTTCAAATAGCTAAAGATGGGATTATTAAACCTCAACGTATAGAGAGCGAAACAGTTAATACGTTTATTGATATCGCTCTTGCCGATTCGAAATGGCAACGTGGAATAACGGATTATTCTTCATTCCACATCATGACTATTGACGAGTTTATTGATCCTCTCACTTTTTTAAAGAAAATCGCTGCTTTGTTTGAGTTAGAAATCCAATATCGCGTTGAAGTATCCGGTTCTCAAATTACTGGATGGTACGTTGATATGATAAAGAAACGAGGGAGAGAAACAGGGAAGGAAGTAACCCTGGGAAAAGACTTAGTAGGTGTTAGACGCATTGAACATTCCAGGGATATTTGTACTGCCTTAGTCGGATTTGTACGGGGCGAAGGTGACAAACTTATTACGATTGAAAGTATCAACAATGGAATTCCTTACATCGTAGATAATGAAGCATTTCAACGGTGGAATGAGCACGGAAAACATAAATTTGGTTTCTATACTCCAGAAACAGAAGACCAAAACATGACACCGCAACGATTGCTGACATTGATGAAGACAGAATTAAAGAAGCGTGTAAATACATCGGTTTCTTATGAAGTAGAGGCACAATCGATAGGGAGAGTATTTGGACTGGCACACGAACTGATTAACGAGGGCGATACTATCCGAATTAAAGATACGTGCTTCACGCCTAAGTTATACCTTGAAGCACGTGTGATTGCTGGTGATGAATCTTTTACGGACCCTACACAAGATAAATACGCGTTCGGTGATTATCTCGAAATTACTGATCCAAACGAAGAACTACGAAAAATTTACAATCGAATCTTAGGGTCATTAGGCAATAAACAAGAACTGATAGATCAGTTAGATAAATTAGTGAAAGATGCAAATGAAACAGCTAGTAATGCTAAGAAAGAATCAGAAGCAGTGAAAACACTCGCTGAAAAAGTTCAAGAAAATCTAAAAAATAATACCGTAAATATCATTGAATCTAGGCAGCCGCCCACAGAAAATCTTCAAATTGGTAAAACGATATGGAGAGATATTAGTAACGGTAAACCTGGTATCTTAAAAGTGTGGAACGGGAAAGATTGGGAGCTTCTTATTCCTGATGTGGAATCAATCAAAAAAGATACACTGGAGCAGGTTAATAAGGATATTCAGGTCACAAAAGAAGAATTAAATAAGAAAGTGGAAGAAGCTCAAAGTGAAACCAATGGACAATTTAATAAAGTAACAGAAAGCCTTCAAGAAGTTACGAGAACTATTTCTTCTGTACAAAATTCACAGGGTGAAATTGATAAAAAAGTTACTAGTTTGCAGCAGACGAACGAAAGATTCACTAAATCTATTGAAGCATTAACACGAGAAAATGGTGAAATCAACAATAAACTAAATACAGTGGAAGATACTGTTGAAGGTACATTACAAATTATTTCTGATGTGAAACAGACAACAAACGATTTAACAAAAACAACAAATGAAATAAAGAATACGGCCACTTCAAATAAGCAGACTATTGAACAATTACAAACTGATATGAGTAATATTTCTGTGGGTTCAATCAATCTAGCAAGCGATTCAGAATCAGGATTAAGTAAACAAAATATGGTTGGAGCATGGTCAGATAGTAAGCAAATGACTCTTTCCGATAAGATTAATTACAGAAACAAAACAATTACGATCTCCTTCTTATTCACTGGAAAGATGACAAAACTCAATACAAATCCTTGGTTTGGTGTGGAAACAGCGATAACATATGCAGATGGAGAGCAAGAGTGGAAGTCCGTACGCGCAGACTTAAAGTTAAATGTTAATGCGGATTATAAAGATGAACCGCTATCAGTTACATTCAAAACAAAAGATAAAGACGTAACTCAGATAAGATTTTACTACTCGGGGCGTAATATTGATGGGAATTTAAACTCTTATCATGCGAAATTTGAAGAAGGAAATATTCGAACTACATGGCAACTTTCCAATGAAGAAGTTACTTCTAAAGCAATATTCACGAAAAAAACAACCGAGATTGAGCAAAGTGTGACAGGAATCAAAGAAACCATAACAGATGTAGAAAATAATCAGAGTGGGTTTGATAAACGTGTAACAGCAGTAGAGAAAACCGCGGATAGTATTTCACAAAGCGTCGGTAAAGTGCAAGAAATACAAACACAGCAAGGGAAAACGCTTAGTGAGGCTACTACAACAATAGGTCAACATAGTAAAGCTTTGGAAATGCAGTTGAAAATAAAAGATGTTGAAGATTATGTTGGTGGAATTGGTAATCAAACTGTATTACGGAATGTTCTTTGGAAAAATGACACGAAATATTGGGTGCCTCAATCAGGAACCACAAGAGATACAACCGTTTTATATAAGGGGTGTAATACACTTCGTACAATCTCAACAGGAAATACAACAGACGTATACAGGGGCGCTTCACATGAACTTATAAATGCTGGACCTGGTTGGAATTATGTGTTTTCCGCATACTTTTATACAGATAATAAGTCTAGTATTGATAATGGCGCGAAAATGGAACTGAAATGTTTAGATGCAAATGGAAATGTGTTAAAGCAATACGGACAAGAGATTACGTTAACACAAGGCATGTGGATAAGACATCATGTGTTTGGTCTACTTGTAGATGGGACGAAGAAAGTACAAGTACAATACTGGTTGCGTAGAAATGGAAGGCTGTGGGCAGCTCAACCTATGTTGCAGATCGGCGATAAACCTTCTTCATTTATGGAGAACCCCGTTGATATTGTAGATAAAGATAAAATCATGGAAGAAGTGGCCGATAAGATAGCAACTGAAGATTACACTAAAAAAGTAACCGAATTAGAAAGAGGTATCGCTACTAATGAAGAAGGCGTTACTATCATTTCCAAAAAACAGGAAAGTTTTATTAATGAGACCTATAATGCCTATGTAAAGAAAACAGAATCGAAGTTACAGGTATTAGATGAAGGGATCTTAGCACAAATTTTAAAAGACGGTATCATTACTTCTATTAATATGTCACCTGGTAAGATTACAATCGATGCTGAGAAACTGAATATTAATGCTGATACAATGGTGAAATGGTTAACTGCAAAAGGCATTGATACGAATCTTATTAGAATTGATGGTGATAAGATAACCATTGATAAAGATGGTGTAACTGTTAAAATGCTAGACTTCCTATTCCAAGACGAATGGGGCACAAAAACAACTGCAGTATCAAGACGAAACCTAATAGCAGATCCAGACTTTTCTAGTGTTACAAAGAAAAACATTGGACATAACGATTATTATGGATTTGAAGGTGGATACGGTCTTACTTGGAAGTCCTGGGGAAATGTCGTAATTGAAAAGAATACACATATATTCGATTACGAACAAATGGTAAATGCTGCAAGGGTAGATATGTATAACTATCCGGAAACGATCGTAAATAACGGTATACATCCTGGTAACGAATATACAGCATCCGCTCACTTTAGAACTGCCATGATAAATGGCGTGCGAAAGACAGGAAAACCGAGAATACACGTATGCTGTGTTAAATTCCGAGACAACGTAAGTTACGACATATTGAGTGAACAAAAGATGGACTTCCCTGAGCCGTCTACATTCTACGGAGAAATCAGAAGGTATTCTTTTACTTTCAAAGTGCCGACAAACTATATTCCGCAACAACATGCATTGATTATTAAAGTTTGTTCTGCTAATGCTGACATGAGACAAGGGACAGCGATTTGTGTAAGTGGTGTAACGCTATACAGTGGCAAATATGCATCTATGTATAATTGGGATCGTGCAGCAGCTGAAAGGGCAGATGGCATTCAGCCGTTTAACGCACTTGCTGTAGGTGGTGTGAATAATAATATATCTCCAGCACCAGACGGACAAACGTTTGATATAAGTACTGAAAAAGAAGTGAAAATCTTTAGGAATATACGAGCAATGCAGGGGATTAACTTAGGTGGCGGTGGATTCCAACAATGGGGTCATATTCGTTTTACAGATGGTAATGCTGGAGCGGGTTTCTATACGAGTACTCCAAGTGGTTGGAAATTTAACGCACTTGGATAGAAAGGAGAAGTAAGAATGAATCAAATGATGCCACTTCAAGCAGGTGAAAGCTTTCCTTTTATGGGGAGGCTGGTAGATGCAGAGCGCACAGAGACAGGGATTTTTGTGCAAATACCTGCTGATATGTTAAATAATGCAGGTCTTCTAAACGGTGTTAGCAGGGTTGAAGTATGGAGAGAGATGGATGGGACAGTAAAGTTTCGGATCGCTACTCTGTGTGAAATATGTAAACGCGGAGCACGTCTATATGAATTGGATATGGGATTTGCGAAAAAAATATTTGCCTAGAGTGTTATACATCACTCACTGGAAATTATCCATCACAAGAACCGCCAACACCAACTAATGAAAATAACATACAAACAGAGCAGGAGCAGCAATAGCAATAGCTGGTCTTTTTTTATTGCCCATAAAGGAGGATGACGATGTTTATGCCGGAAGAAGTCTTTAAATTAGCGTTATCACAAGGACTCTTAGCAGTCCTTTTTGTTTGGTTATTTTTCGATTCACGTAAGGAGAGCAAGGAGCGTGAAGGCAAATACCAAGCGGTAATCGAGAAGAACCAGGAGGTAATCGAAACGCAAGCTTCTGCATTTGGTTCGCTATCGAAAGATGTAACGGAAATCAAACAGATTTTAAATACGAAGGAGGACGTAAAGTGAAACGTATTAACAAACTATTAATCTCTATGGCTACCGTAATGGTAGTCTTTTTTTCATTCATGGGTGGAGCGTTTGCCGAATCGATTAACCGTATGCTCATTCCAGACTTACCTAAGCAATCTTATCGCTATGGAGTCGGTGCGTACGAAGGTGTAGTAGCTCATTCAACTGCCACTCCGGAAGCGCCCGCTATTAATATCCGAAACTATGAAGCTAGGACTTGGCGAAATGCATTCGTTCACTTTGCGGTAGACTGGAACGAAACGATTCAAATCGCAGATACAAAGTATATCGCCTATGGCGCGGGGCCAGCGGCAAATAAACGATTTGTCCACGTTGAGCTTTCTGAATCTAGTAATCCAGCGAAATTTAAATCTTCGTATGAGCGTTACGTTAAGTTACTAGCGAAAATCCTGAAAGACAACGGATTAACAGTCGAACAAGGACTATGGACACACGAGGATGTAACGAAGAAACTAGGTGGTACTGATCACGAAGACCCACGTGCATATTTAGCTTCTCACAACGTATCTATCTCTCAATTCCGTGCGGACGTGAAACGCGCGTACGATAGCGGTCAAGTATCCGTTGTAGTACCGGAAAAACCTACTAAGCCAGAGGTCGAGAAACCTAACGTTACTGTAACGTCTTCTAACGGTGTTGCCTACGTTGATGGCACTAACGTTAATTTACGAAAAGGTCCTGGTACTAATTACAGTGTGATTCGTAAATTAAAACAAGGCGAAGCGTATAAAGTGTTCGCTGAGTCTAACGGACCTAACGGTAAGTGGTTAAACTTAGGTGGCGACCAGTGGATCCAGTATGATTCGTCGTATATTCGTTATGATAAAGATAATGTATCGGTAAATAATAATGTAGTAGGTAAACGTGTCGTATCGAAAGTAAACGATTTAAACTTCTATACGAAAGCTACATGGAATAAATTATACCTAGCGGGCACTGTTGGCGCAGGACTTGGCTTTACTATCGATGCTAAAGTTGATGTAAACGGCTATCCGCAGTATAAGGCACACAATTCAAAAGGAAATACGTACTACATTACGGCTAGTCCAACGTATGTGAATGTGAAGTAACATGTGCGTTTATTGAACGTAGAAAAGACCGCCTATTATAGGCGGTCGAATTTTTTTTATTTTTTTACTACTCCGCTAGCGACACCGGATAGAGTCATAGCATCGGCCATAGTATTTACGTTTGTTTCTGGGGTTCCATAGAATGAATCTAAAGCTCCGATAAATCAATCAGTACCTACTGTGACTGTATATCCATTAGACTTCCAGTTACTAATTAGCTGGTTTGTTAATGTTCGTTTCTCTGCTTCGGATAATTTTAGCCACGCTTCACCCTATCTCTTACTTTCATAGTACCCCATATGTGAGACAAGTTGATATTAATATAATAAATTATCAAACCTTGTTATAAAGATATACTATGTGCAGTTTTAAATCACAAGTAAAGTAAAAATGATGTCTTAAAGTATTTGGCTAACCAATTGATAACGATTCATTTTGAGAATTAGAAGTCGTTTCTATATGTTTTATAAGTTCTTTCTCTAATAAGCTACATATATTCAATATTCGATCTAGATTAAAATCAGCACCTTTTCTTTTTAACATCCTTTCCTTACTAATACTTTCAGCAATATGGCATAGCTCGTAAATATCATTATCTTTCCACCCAGAGCTATAAAATATTTTAAAACTGTAACTAGGAATAGGAATTTGACTATGTAACGTGCCTTGTAAATCTTGGATCAATAAAGAATCGAAGATTAATTTACTTCCTTTATCAAAGGTAACGAATATAGGGATTTCTTGATAACTAGATTTCTCGGAGATTTGAGAAGCTCTTGTAGGCATTTGTAAATCTATTGCTGCAGCATATATTTTATTTAATATTTCAGTAATGCTTTTAGTAGGACTTGTTTTTCTAAGGATATTTAATTCGTTTCCTAGGTAATGTATAGAAAAAGTTATTTGCATTGGAGAGAAAGCATCTAATTCTTTATCTAAGAAATGAAAGTAATCACGAATTTTTTCTTTGTTGTTTTTACTTTTCATAAAATGTTTCATGATATAGGCTTTTAAAATTGCGGCATATGCAAGGGCTGAATGCATAGCAAAAAGACCATTTTCTCTTAGTAAAGGTATTTTTGAAAAAGATATATCAGTCTCGAAATAAGAGTTTTGAGATAAAATTTCTTTGCAATATGATTTATTGAGTAATTCTTCTAAACATTCTACTAGTAATTTATATTTTTCAGGGTTGAGATTTCCAGTTTTCTTATCTCTTGAAGCCTCTTCACAGGCGTACTGATAAATTACTCGATTAGACCATTTCTTTATAATATGTACAGCGCTTAAAAATTCGTTTTTTAGAGATGAATCTAATTTATTCCAATCATTTTTATTATGTATGTAATCTCTAGCATAAATAATAAAATTTGTATCAAGAAAAAACATCCATTTTGTATCTTTATTTTGCGCTACTAAATCTTGAAAATCATGAATTTTCCCATCTATCCATGCTGTAGAAAATATACTCAAAATAATATCCTCCATTTTATATTATTTTTAATCCATAAAAGGTATTTTTGAATTTTTTATTATATTAATTATAGTATATTTTAGGTGCTGTGAAAAAGGGGAAGGTTCTTACCGTTAATACTATTAACACATAACTGTAGACAAAATAATTTTGTTCTGGGATACATTAAAATACTAGCTTGGTAGCGATGTAGTTTTATCTCATAGGTAAATTGCAAAAGAATTAAATAATCATTCCTTTTTAAGTAGAGCTTTTTTGAGGAAATTAGTAGGGTTTGATTGGATTTCATTTTGAATATACAGATAAACAGAACATTATTCCTGAAATAATTAAATGGTTTTAAAACACAAATCATAAACTATTGATAACAGAAGATTTACGTAGTTTTTACGTGTCAGTTAGTTGTATCAAAAGAGGATTAGATCCGATGTATACGAAACTTGCCGTAGTAGGAGATTCTGAATGGGTATTGTTAGACGGCATGTGTACCGATAGAGGGATGACGAAAGAAGAGATATCCGCATATTTATATCTGAAAGCGCATGTGTTGAGCGAGATGGAAGGGAATTGAATAAGAAAAGAAAACCGCCCTTCACAGGCGGTTTTCTTTTCGTTTATTTTGTTAAAGCAGGATGTTGCCAATAATCACTAACAACGGTAGGTAGGTTTTTATATAAGAAGTTATCGAAATTAATCTTATCAATTGTTTCACGATCAATATTCATTTTCACGACGGGATCAGTTTTTTTGTTTCCATATGTATCTGTAAGTTCAGCTTTCCAGACAAAGATGACTTTCTGAATTTCTTTTTCTTTAGCCAGTTCTTTTAATATATTAGTTGTATCATTCCACACAAGAATTTTATCAGTTGCATTTGTTAAATTAAGTAATACGACTTTATTGTTTGGTTCTGGTAAGTCGAAGTTTTTATTTATTTCAATCGATTCAACATCACTTTTCCCAATGGTCTTCTTAACGGTTTTCTCGATGCCTTCTTTGAACTTCACTTCTTTATTTTTCTCGTCATTCTTAGCCTTCTCTTGTGATTTCTGTTCTTTTTCAGCCTGCTTTTGCGCCTCTTTTTCTTCCTTCTCTTGTTGCTTACGTTGCTTCTCTGCTTCTTTTTCGGCCTGTTTCTGTGCTTTTTGCTCCTCTTTTTGAGCTTGTTCTTGCGCAGCCGTTTCTTTATCTTGTGAAGTACATCCAGTAGCAAGTGCAAGTGATGCCCCGATAATGATTATTCCGAATCTACTCAAACATCTCTTCCCCATTTAGCTCACTCCCGTTTAAATATATTCTAATACAAGTATATCAAAGCAAACGGTAAATTTCTCCATAAAAAAGAACGCTTTACTTAGCGTCCTCCTCATGTATTACTACATCTTTAATCCCGTAAATTTTCTCGATGCCATTTTCTTTTGCTAACACGTTAAGTGTATCGATTATAGATTGCAATGTATCCATTCGAATAGAATTTACATTACCACTAACTAAATTACTTATTGTGTTAGGGCGAATTTTAGCTTCCACAGCAAGTCTATTCTTCGTAATCTTCAATTCATCCAACGTTTTTCCTAACGTGAATATCATAACTATTACCTCCGATGCGTCATTATCCTAATTATATTTTACACGTAAATTCCTAAATAGTAAAACTCTTTAAGAAAAACAGTTGACGTTTAACTTTTTGAGTTATATATTTATCTTAAATAGATAAACTAATTAAGTCATTCGAAAGGGGATAAGTAAATTGTGCGAATTTAAAACGCTTCTTCACGCTATTCAATTCATAACTTTCGAGGAACTACCCGCAGAATTAAAACCTGAGATTAGTAACAACGTAGATTCAATCGAGATAGAAAACGGGATATTGCTGTTTAAGGTACGTAACCTAAACGTCGGAGGTTACCTACATACGATTGTTTATATCGAAACAGACGCTAACTATTATGTATTTACCCACGTTATACTCAAAGCTGGCCCATCGATTAAGAAACAAACGATAAGTAAAACCACTATTAGCATGTTTCAGTTATTACGCAACGAAGATGAAGGAGGTAACGTATTATGTTCGCAAAGTTAAACCATTACTTCGGTCTTGAGACGTTATCTGATCGTGTCTGGTATTACGGAGTCTTCGGAGTAGGTGGTGCGTTGTACGCTATTGATATGCTTATTGCTTATGCACTTTAATACGTGAATTCACGTATTTTTAAAATTGAATAACGGAAGTTCTCCAATTAGCCTCATGTAATCATTCGTTTTTGAAAGCGGGAGTCAAGAGGCTTAGTTTCCTATTGTCTATTTTAGGAGATACGGAGGTAATTTCCGAACGTGGAATTGCCTGTAAACCACGCTAAAAACTGACGTTGGCTTGCTATCGGTCGTGCGGGAAGTACTGAGTATGCTTCTACAAGGATAGCGCCCCGTAACGTATTCCTATTCATGCGTTGCGGGTAGGCGAGAGCGGCCTATAACGGCTCGGGTGGTAGCCATGGGTACTACGGTACCAGGGAACACGTTCAGCTTGTCGCACAGGGGTGGCTTTGTGTAGTGGACAAGCCTTAGGTGAAGGGCGTGCGCGATGAAAGTCGCCAAGTGAATAGGGTCTATACATACGGAACACTGACAAAGCAAGGCATGGTAAAAGCCGTGTAGCTGAAACGTATAAGGCACTTGTCTCTCTTACGCGCTCCGTTTATTTTTTAACGTAGCGACGTAGGGGACAAGTCCGCCTGCCAGCCGTTTTCCTAACTTCGCTTCGGCATGATAAAAACCGTAAAACCTTAAAGTCAAGGGCAAAGATGAAAATATAACGAAATATACATCACTGGCTACGATAGGTGAAGGATGGAAATGACTGCCGCTAACTAAGTGAAGATTTCGTTATATAATAAAAATGTCAAGAACAAATCTCCTAAGTAAGAATCTTTTAAGCACTAAATTTTTTAAGTTTCTATTATAGTAAATGATTGGTGTATACTTATACATAACAAATTTATACAATAATTTAACTATAAGAGAGGAATTATTATGGGGAATAGACTGAACAAACTTTCTATAGATGAAAAAAAGAATTTAATAAGAAGTTTTTTTAAAAAGGAAAAGAAGATTGAATCTAAAATGGGGACAATAGACCTGAAAGGTGAAATCGGGCAAGGTGGGAACGCTATAGTATTTAAAGCTACTTTTGGCATGAATACAATAGCACTAAAGATACTAGCAGAAGATGTGGGAAGCAATTCTACGAAATATAAAAGATTTTTAACTGAGTTTAAAGAAATTGTCCAATTAGCTGATACTAAAGCAGTAGTTCCCATTTATTATTATGATCATTTAGAAGTTGAAGGACTAACATTTCCTTATATTGTAATGAAAATGTATCCATATACACTGAAAAAATGGAGAGATAGATTAGAAGTGAATAATTTTAATTCTTTAAAGCCTATTTTGGAGAATCTATTAAGAGTTGTGTCAATTATTCATGATCATAATATAGTACATAGGGATTTAAAACCCGAAAATATTCTTGTTGCAGACAATGGAGAAATGGTCTTGGCTGATTTCGGAATCTCTTGGTTTGATCCAGAGTTTTATGAAAGACTTACTCATACGGAAAAAGGGGACCGGATGGCTAATTTTAATTTTTCGGCGCCAGAGCAATTTCAAAAAGAAAATAAACCGCATTATACAATGGATATATTCGCTTTAGGTCAAATTATTACATGGTTAATAACGGGAGATGTTGTACGAGGAGATAGAGTTCCACTTAATGTGTATGATGAATCATTTAAACTTGTTGAACCTGTAGTAAAGAGAATGTTAAGTAATTTATCTGAAAATCGTCCGCAAACTATTAAAGAGGTTGAAGATTATCTGGAAATTGTTTTTCAAGAACAAAATCAAGTCAGTAAATTACAAAGTGAAAGAGAGGGAGTTGTAAGGAACTTATATAATTTTGATGATGTATTACGATTCTCTTTTCCAGGTAAAAGAGGTCTAATTGGAACGGAGGATAGATTAAAAATAGATGCAGTGTTAAATCAACTTAATGAAATTATAGATGAAACAGATTTATGGTGGTCTCGAGGATCAAGTGCTTTACAGATTAGACGTAAGTTATTTAAGAAAGATGACTTGACTTGGGTAATGGCCCATACAGAAATTCAAATCGAAAAAATGTGGGCATTCAAAGATGGATATTCACTAGACCATCAGTTTTTGTTAATCAAAACTAAGCCGATGGAAGGCTTTGGAGTGGGTGGATCAAGTGAAGCTGCTTGGTTTAAAGATAGATATATAACTCGGCAAGAATTTGATGATGGAGTTGCAGAAATTGATGGAAAGAGTGTATGGCTAAATGACGAGGTAGACCATCGAGTAAGGGAGCTTCAGACGGGATATTATTTTATCGCAACTAGGGTAAATGCTGTTGTATTACTTGAAAATCAAAATGTGGTAACTAATATTTATAAAAGCTTAATTAGAAAAAATGAATTAGATAGTAGAGACATTGAATTACTTACTACATTAAAAAAAGATAGAATATCCATGATGATGGATTAG